CCGCGCTGCGATTGGCAAAAAGAATATTATTGATTGTAATGTCGGCTAGGGTTGCATGGCGGCGACCTAATGAATCCAGCAGGCCAAGATCCGTAATCGTTTTTTGCGCATCCTCTACCATTTTTTTGGTGAAGATGGCCTTGGGTCGTTTGTAGTGGGTCGGTGCAACGATGGCTTCATACTTGCGCACCGCGACCTCAACGTCGGTGCCTTCGGTCAGATCCACGAGCAGCGTTCCGATACTATGGTTTTTTATCCGTGAGAGTGCGGTGCCCGCCAGCACCGATTCACGCCATAAAAACAAGTCTTTTTCATGGCTAGCCAAAGCGTCATAGATCGCATGTAGGTTGCGAAACTGGGTGAGTGCCGCTTGCCATTCAGCCCCCTTGTACAGCGTATTCTCTGCGATCATGTCGATTACCGTATCAACCGCGTCTAGCGAGATTTCCTCAAGAGAACGCTGAAATACATGTTTGGAATCACGGTATTCAGCCATCACGGACGATTCCGACCGGCTGGATCGGGTGACAAAGCGGGGCGGCAAGTCTACGCGGAAGTGATTCCATTCGCGCGCTCCCCCTTCGATCTGCTCATAGCTCAATGCCGTACCAAACCCTCGCTCTTTGGTTACAAACACGTCACAAATAGGCGCCGCTTTGACATAGGCCGATAACGCGTCAATGACCGGCTGGTAGGTCGTGTCATGGGTTGTAAAATCCCAAATGCTGACAACTTGGGTGCCCTGAATCAAAACGACGTTCCCAAACGCGCGCATGAAGTTTTTGCAGCAACTGCAATCGAATTCGCGCCGCGTGCGGAATACCAAATTAGCGCCGGGCGGGAAACTGTCGAGATACAAGGCCCATAGCGCTTCCTTGTCTACATCCGCCACAAAAAGCGTTGTGACGCCGTCTAGCATCGACGCGACATGATCCTGGAGAAGGTTTCGGAATTGCTCGAATTGCATAAAAGCTCCTTTTGCCTGTATTCTAATTCAAAAAACTTTCGTTGTATTACTGCGCCCAGGCCAAACAGCCCTCGGTCTGGCAGCGTCCGTGGACGTGCCCGTTATAGCTCGACACGGTGAAGTTGAGCGTCCCCCCGCACTTGGGGCAGGGGATCACGCCGGTTACACCGCGCGCTCCTTTTGTCTCTTTGCGGATGTCGACCATTGCTTTGATCAGTAGTGCGACCATTGCATCCTGCTCCTTGTGCTTGGCGTCGATCTCTTCCTGGGTGTAACGAGAACACAGGCGACAGGGAACAACCGCGTCGGGGTCGGTACAGATCCAGCGATAGGGCGTTTGCGTCGTGTCCTTGACGTTGGCGTACGCGACCCCCGCGCTGCATCGAACCGTGGGAATCCCTGTGTAGAAGCGGCACCAGTCATCGCTGCCGCGTTTATTCGGCTGGCCCATCAGTGTAGAACCTTTCTCTTACATAGGGGTTTTCCCAGTCACCCGCTAAGCGTTTGTCGAACTCGGCGCTGATCACTGGGTTATAGGAGTCGGCCAGATCCGCCAGCGCTTCGTGCGCGGTCTGTTCCCCCGTGGCCCACAGCGTGTCATCAGTCTGGGCTACGACCGCGTCCAGCAAATCCCAAAAGTCGTAGAGGAGTTTATCGCGCTCTTCGAGGAGTTTGTCGCGCTCTTCTTCCAGCCGAGACGCCTTTTCCGCGGGCATCTCGCCGTTGGCCCACCCGACCGTCACCCGCACGCAGGGTAGCCCGCGGTCAACGCGGGGCCACATATCGAATTGCACGTAGTTTTGTGCATTTGCGCTTTCCAGCATCGCCGCGGCTTGATCGGCCAGGGACGCTACCATTGGGGACATATAGGTGGCTTTTTTCGTGTCTTCCGACTCATCAAATTCGGCCAACCGCAACTGCAATTCGGGGTGCTTAGCGGCCTCCTGTCGCGTTCTCCAGGTAAGCCACCGGCCCGCCAGTTTGTCAATGGGTTTCAAGAATACTGTGTTCATTGTGGTTCCTTCCATGCCTCGTCATCGGTTAAAACGGCTATCTGCACTAACGCCAACGTCTTTTCCAGCAGATCGTTGGTTTCCGCGACCTGTGCGGCCAACGCTAGGATCTGCTTCTCTTGATCCGCGATAATATTCACCAGCGGGGCTATCGTTCCCCGCAAAAAACTCTTTGCCATTTCGGGAGAACAATAGCATAGGTTGTAGTGAAGATTCTCAACAAGTCTTTCCACTTCGGCACCCGTGGGGTTAGGCATCGTTCCTCCTTCGGTCATATTTTCGGTTTTCGGCCACATTTTCGGTCATATTTTCGGTTTTTCGGTCATCTGCTGGGGTTCTTTGGGGGCTGAAAACCGTGTTACGCGCACCGGCACCGCCCCGGCTGCTTGGGCTGCGCCTACATCCTCATCACTGTCGCCGTAATAGGTAGTAACACCGGCCAGTTGCAACATGGCTGGATTGGGCTTTCGATAGAGCGGCGCATCGTAGACGACTGCCATTGTCTGCTCTTGATAGCGAAACGCGGCGGTCAGCGTCTGGGTCACGGCGACAATGGCCTCCGGTTTCGCCGTTGGGTGGTAGGTGGCGATTCGCAAACTAGCTACCTGAATCCCATAGTCGGCTAGGCCCGCAAAGAGAAACTCCAGCCGGTGCAGAAACTGCGGTACCGATGGAAAAAACGTGGCTTCGGGGGTGCGGAGCGCCAGACTGCCCTGATTGGTAATCAGGTGAATTACTTGGCCGGTCAGTGCGGCGCAGAGGGTATGGTTGAGCAAGTGCGGTCGATCTTCCTGCCACTTGTGCCCATAGTCTAAAAACGTGCCGTCCACGTCGGCACCCACGGTGGCCGCCATGCGCTGTGCGTATGGCAAGGCGCTAAACAGTTTCATTGCGCGTTTCCTCCTTGAAGGTAATACCGGCGCTGGCTAACCAGCCACGATTGTGCGCCAGGAGCGCGGCTTGCCACTTGGCCGGGCCTGGTTGCGCCCAGGTGCGACGGGAGAGGACGCGCCCAGGCGTACGCTTGATCTCCTGCTTCGATTGCACTTCGGCGCTCTTGTTGCAGATACAGATGATCCACTCCTTGTAACCGCTATGCCGCACCTCTACGGTCGTTTCGGGATAGCAAAATTCCTTTTTGAGATAATAATGCTCCCCGATCTTCTCCCACTTGTCTTTCATGCGCCCTCCGTAGTAGACCGCGAGCACAAGCTGCAATCGCTGGCGTTCACCGCGGGTACGACGGGGCCACTATCTACCCACGTAATGCCGGACGGTTTCTGGTATGCGGTCTCCAGAATCGGGCGGGAACACACGGGGCAAGCGTAGGTCGGCACCTCGTCCAGAATCTCATCAAGGCTACTCCCCTGCCACCCACAAGCGTTGCAAAACAGCTCTGCGGCGGCGGACGGGTTCGATAGCGTCTCCATCGCAAAGCGCTTGGCAACCGTGACCGCAAATGCGCGCTTATAAGCGCGATCTATCACGCGTCGGTACAGGATGCCACCCCAGATGAACGAAAGGGTCGTGTCCTTGCGAGTGATATCCACTTCGACAAAGCCTGCCGGTGTCGCAACGGACAGGGACAGCGCCTTCGCCCCGCCCAGGCTTTCCGCCCGCTCCATCACGACCCCCACAAAGGGGGCTTGTGTGTCAAAATGCTTAGTCATTGTACGCTCCTTAACTGCTGTATTTTACAGAACTCATTGTAACATAGGTAATACGATAGCACAAATTTGCACTACCGTGTTTGTGCTATAAACACCGCGATAGCGATAGCCGTTGCCGCCAGGAGGATCGGCCAGATCCGTGGTCGCCGTTTCCGGTTTTTCCGTTTCCGGTCAAACAGGAGATGGCCGAGGTCTTGGATCACCCACGCCAGCAGTAAGCCCCAAAGCGTGTAGGGGGCGATCTGCCAGTAGGGTAACGCGATCTGACTGGGTGTGCAATGGGAAAGCTGACAGTAGTTGAGCCATGCGCCATTGACGATCCAGGTGAGCAGATGGGACAGGAAGGCCGCGTAAGCGGCGCGGGTGAGGGTGCCAAGGATGGGGGTATGGCTGATGCCGCGGTGCGGGATCGCCCGTGCGTACAGGAACCAGGCCCATTGCCAGAGTAAGCCCAGTGGCCGTGCGAGGCTGTAGAAGCGCGCTTCCTCCCACGTTGTGCCCTCCAGGTCAGCGTCGGGGGTGATCAGGATACCAGCCACAGTGCCGCACCACACGCCAATGCCCAGGGCAGGGTTGCCGGTCGCGTAGGCGTACGCGCCGATGCTGCCTAGTGGGACTGCGAGTGTCCACGCGACGGTGGCGTGCGTGCGGCCTGTAGCCATTGCGCTAGCCTTTGGCCTCTGGGCAATACTTGTAGAACAGTTCCAGACACTGGGCGCGGTTCGGGCTAGCACCCCGCTCCGTCCCGACGAGCGTTAGTTCCTCGCCTTCGCCGCTGCAAACCGTGATCCAGCCGCTACACCAGTAGACCACGTAGGCGACGGTCACCCGATCAATGTTACGAAAGATCGGTGTATTAATGAAGCCGAAGGTGAGCAGCCGCAACTTGCTGATCGTGCCGGTGCGGAGTAGGTTATCCAGCACAGCACCGGGGGTTTCTGCCATCGCGTCGGCGTAGGGCACTTTCATTACTAAGGTTGTCATGTCGCGTCTCCCGTAAAAGAGGCGTAGGTCTCGTTCAGCCGGGCAAGCCCTTGTTCTAGCGCTTGGCTCGTCGCCTCTATGCGTTGGAACAGGATGATCTCTTCCGGCGTCAAGGCTTCCCCGCGCCATTGCAAAAAGTGATCGCTGGCCCGTCGATCCGCGTCACAGAGGCGATCAACGGATTCTTGTAGGTAGGTGGGCTTGCTCACTGTGCCCCCCAAATGACTGGTAGATAGATCGCCGGTAGCACGACCGTTACCTGTCGGATACTGCACAGATTGTCCCCACAGGATTCAGCCGTGGCTAACCAGGGCTTGTCCTGCGATGAAAACTCGACGTAGTGGTCACAATGTACACTGTCGCCGCTTTCCGTCTCAATCCGGCTGATTTTCCGGTTCACGCGGATCTCGATGGCGGTGGCCTGGGTGACATCACAGGTAACATGCGCCGGGTTGCCCAGTGCGACATAGATCACGTCTTCGGCCTGGACTGTTGCGGGAAGCAAGGTAAGCGCCGCCGCCAGAAAAAACTTGCCAATCTTCAATTTCTTAGATACAATCATGGCTAGCTCCTTTTTACCGCTAGGGTAGCGGGTTGCGCCCCGCTGCCCTAGCAACCACTTTGCAGACAAAAATTAGATGTATTGTCAAACAGCCTTCGGCTGTGCTGACCGTAACAGCAGCCCTGCGATATAGGGGGCACCCAACAGACCCGCATCCAGCAGATCGTATCGGTTATCTGTCTCACCTAACTGCAAGCCAATCGGTGATCCGCCAGCTTGCAAGTAGTAGGTGGCGGCCTCGATCCGCGCCCGTAATCGCCGCTCGCCGCTCAGGTGCAACCGGCTCACGTAGGCCGCGTCAAGGATATTGAAGGCATCGGCCCGATCCAGGGGTAACACCTGAGAAAAGAGGGGCGAGATCATCAGATTGGTAATAAACGTGCTGTCCTCTTTGCCAACCTGGGGCATCGGCGGGGCTGGCGCTTCCCCTTCCAGCGGGGAGAAATATTCCCCTGTGGCAAACCGCGTCCGCATCCACGCCTCCACGACGTTACCGCCTGGGTCAGCGTAGCCCTCGATTGCGCCGTGGGTGATCTTGACGTTCGTGGCCCCACATGCGGGGCAGTTGACACAGGTATGCCCCTTCACAATGTAGCTCTGCCGTTCCTCTAAGCAGCACACGGTGAAGGTTTCCATCTCGGTAGGCCGCCGCCCACGGCGACCAAACTGGATCTCGATACGAGCGAGGGCTTCCTCGTCCTGTGGGGTAGCGACCACCGCGCGGGGCTGGTAAGGGCCGACCAGCACCGCCTTGGGAATCACCATGCGCTGGCTACCATCTTTTTGTTTCATCGACAACCCGCGGGCAGCAATGTTGGCAATCGTATTCGCTAGGCTCTCGCTGGCACAGATGATCGCTCCCTCTTGCGCAATCACCCCTTTCTGCGTAGCGCGTGCGGCCAGCACACTCACGTCCGCATCTTCACCGTCATCCTCGACAAAAACGTGCTTACCCTCCCGTACATGGAGAGAAGCCAACTTGCTCAACCGGCTGTACCAACGGCTTGGCGGGGCTTGTCCGCCCCATTCAATGATCACGGCGTACTTTGTGGCGTTGCCTGCTACCATCTCCATTGCTACCCCCTTCAACCTGCGCTATACCTAATACCAAAAACATTCATTACATTAATACAGTATAACACAGGTAACACGCTGTTACAAAACGCACATTGGCTATTTAGCAATAATGTCGGTAAATTTCTTGGCTTTGCCGCGGCTTTCGGCCAGCACAGTGAAGGTGCTACCGGCGCGGGTGAGGGCGACGCGTTGGCCCAGCCAAGATGCGGGCGGCATGGTTCTGGGTACGTTGAGGGTGGCGGCGATGCCTTGCGCCTCGAAGATAAAATGGGGGTCGCTGGCGGTGTCGGTGCGTGTCCACAAATACCAGTCAATTTTCACGATCTGCGGCTTCATGGGTTCCTCCGTATGTGCAGCCCTTTGGTAATTCACGGCTGACTAGGTTGAAGTACTGATCCAGCGTATAGATGAATTCGTCGTGGTAATAACCACAGACGTTGCGGGTCGGGAAGCGCCCTACTGCTTGTTGCTGCAAGCGGTGTGATAACTGTCCAAACGTGCGGGTCAGGGGCTTGTTTAGGGTTGCCACCCATTGTCGATAATGGGTGGCGCTAATCCAGTAGCGCCCGTAAATTTTGCGCACCGGCCAGCCCTGGGCTTTGGCAAACGCGATCAACCGCGCGGGCGATAGGCCGCACTCGTCCTCGCGCGTGTCTCCACGCGGGTCGAGAAAAGATAATTGTTCGATCATCTTGGGATATCCTTAGAAAAGGAGGGCTGATCGGGGTCAACCCTCCTGCAACGTTAGATCAACGGGGCGATGCTCCGGCTCAATTTATCGCCGGTCGCTACGTCCAGATCGGCTACGGAAAACACAGTATCAGCCAACTTTTCGATGCTATCGTAACCAGTGCGGGCGACCGCTACATACAATAAGCGGCTGCCGGTGTCGGCCTTGAACGCGTGCCACTGCTGTGCAACCTGGGGCGATACCATTGCCTCGCCATCACTGATAAAGAGTACGTCGGCGGCCTTACCGGCCTCGCCCATGCTGCGCAACAGATCCATACTACGCAGCAGCGCCAGATCAAACGAGGTGCCGCCGTTGATAGTGCCCTCGGCCCACGTCAGATGGGCCTCCCAGCCATCAGCCGATGATACTTCGATTGTGTCGTCGTGATTGCTGGAGAAGCTGAATAGTTGGTAGCTCCGGTCTTCCTGCTGCGCGACATGGGCGATGCCCAGCGCGATGGCCTTAGCGGTGATCTCGCGTTCGCCGTGCATCGAGCCGGATACATCGACCGCTGCCACAAACGGGCCTGCTTTTTCGCCTTCGCCGGATAACTCGAAGCTGAGCAGCCCGTGATTAGCAAGCTCGATCATGGTGCTTTTTCGTAGTAGATCCGGGGAGGTAGCACCCAGCAGCGCCACCTGATCCGGCAGGATTTTCAACAGATCCTTGCTCAGCACCATGTCGTTGGGGGTAAAACCCTGGGCGACGGTCGATAGCCGCGCTTGGCTGCCGATATCGCGAAACCGGCCCGCGCGCTTGGCGATCTCCTGGGCTTTTGGAGTGAGCCGCTGCATATACTGGATCGCTGCCTTGGGGTCGGTGCGTAGTTGCTGACCCGCCCCGTGCCCCCAGCCACCCATTGCGACCGCTACCTCGCCGGATTTATCCGCGGCTTCTTTCACCGCTTTGGCAATGTAGGCTTGGTTCAGCGGATCAGCCAACTTACCGGCCTCCGCCGCGGCTTTTGCCTGCGCCTTGGCTGCCGCTTGCTCCGCCTGATCCGCGTGTCTCGCCAGTTCAGCGGCATTCTCAAACTGCGCTTGCGCGGCTGCCCGTGCGGCTGCCCGCGCCGCTTCCGCTTGGCGCTGCGCTTCCTCGGCCTTTTGCTGGCGATCCATGGCCTTTTTTACCGCCTCATCTGTGGTGAGGTTATCCCATAGCATTTTTGTGGTGACCGTCGCCACGGTCAGGTTATTGCGACTGTTGCTGGCAGCCCGTTCCCATCCGTTGTTCTCGGACGCCCAGCCCAAGAGCGAATGGTTGACCACGCGCTCCTGGGGTGCCTCTTCCTGCAACGCCCGACCACTGTACAGGTTATGGAAGATGTCACCGGCCAGATCCGCCTCCGCTTCCCCTGGTGCCCCGGTGACATCCACGGTTAAAAATTTTCCAAGCGCCCGGTCGCCGGGGGTTAGGGCGACCGTCGAAACTGCTGGATTCAGCCGCACGGCTGTGCTTTTATTCGCCATCGTCATCGTCCTCCTGGCGTCGGCTCACGACCGCATCTGCCGGCCACTCGATATTGGGGAAATAAATCACGATACCCCGGCCCATGCCGTCCGACTGCACATCGCGCCAAATGGTGACAAGTTCCTGCTGCTCAGTCTCATCCGCCGCGTACAACATCGTCAGCGCCGCAACATGCCCCTCGCTGCTGTAACTATCCGGCACGACCGCCACGCAACGCCGCCCGTACATGCCCCGTCCACTATAGGAGCGTGGCTCACATTCCGCATCCTCTAACAATTCGATCAATCGCTGTGCGTCCATATTTCCCCCTTCAAACGGTACTAAAAAACTGTATACATACAACGTAATCATTGTAACACAGGTTATATGATAACACAAATTGCAAGATCGATAAAATCACAAATGATCGTGGGATAACAAAAAAAACTACGTACAATATATGTACGTAGTTTTTTTGGGGAGGGCGATGTGCTATTGATTGGGGGATATCGTGACCTAGATATCTACAATGTCCCGAATGTTCTCTATGCGATAATACTTGACCGTAAACCCGCATACGTCGCAGTGGGCATTGTAGGAGACCTCTAGCGTTAGGGGGGCGTCGGCATTCATGCGATCCAGATCGAGTTCCCAGTCCTCGCGCAGGGTCGCTTTCTGTACATCAAAGCCGGGCTTCTCGTAGAGGCTTAACCACTCTTCCAGGGGAATCTTTCCGTATTTCTCATCGACTTCGGCGGCCAGGAGCCGGTTCTTTTCCGAGGCAATCGTTTCGCACTTGGGGCAGATGTTCCATCGGTCGGCTGACATAGTGTGTACACTCCTTTTACCATGAAAATTCGTTGATTTATACTAGTTCGCTGGCGATGCGCTGGGCGATGGCGTCGGTGCCGCCGCGCCAGGAGTGGGTGGGGTGCAGTGTCAAATACTGCTCAATGTCGGCGGCACCCACGCCACTCCCCTCGGCGGCCTGCGCCAAGCGACTCGCCTGTTCTTTTACGCCATGCTCGGCCATCAACTTGGCGATCAGGGCTGCTTCGACGCGCTTCTCCACTTGGGATCGCAGCGTGTCGTAGATCACGTCGTGGGGCGGAACCACCTTGCTGTCCCACGGGGCCATTTTTGTATCCAGCCACGACAGGAACTGGCCGGTTGTCATGGCGTTTAATTCGACGCGGTGCTTTTGTAGCCAGTTGCGCCAACGGAGGGTCACATAGTCGGCAACCGGATGCTTTTTGCCGGTCGGCATATCCTCCTGCTGTAGACCCATTGCCAGCGCTTCCTCTGGCTCCAGCCCCAAGTTGATCACCTCCACCTTGCGTCGAATCCGGCGACTGCGGGTAGCCTCGGTCAGTGCTTGGTAGATGCCGGTGCCGTACGCGTCGGCGTCATGGACACAAAAGATTGTGATCGGCTCCACCCCGTCCCCCATCAGATCCAGCAAATCCTTCGCTGCTCGGGTGGCTTGGCCCTTGCTGGTCAGCAGCGCACAGTCGTGGCGCTCAGGCCAGCGTTCATCGATCAGCAATGGAAAAAATCCCTCCTTTTCGATATACAGCACCTTATTAAGTAGGTAGAACGGGCGTTCGTAGCGCTCGACTTCTAGTGTGCCCAGCGGGATCGTTTCCCCGGTGTGCGGGTGGTATAAGCTCCCGCGTGCATCACGATACATGCGCGGGATCGGGCCGTTGTCGTTTTCATAGTCGGTCAGCACCGCGCAGAAGTGGCTGTAGTTCAGATCCGCGCCACATTGGTCTTGGATGACCGGGCGCATCACATAGTACAGTTGCCGCTGGCTGAACCGATGGCGACCGCTCTCGCTGGCCTTGTCTACCGCGCCGTCCAGGTATAAAAAAATGGTGTCCTTCTGGCTTGCAGCGTAAGGCTTAAGATTTCCGCGCTTGCCTCGCCCTTTCTTCATAGCGGTCTCTACCGCGCTAGAGATGCCTTTTAGCATAAAACTCAGATCGGGAGCTTTCCCGTCGCTCTGGATGGGCATATAGGGCGTGATCACAGTAAGGCGCAACTTGCTGGGTGCGTGTTTGCCTGTGTTGCCAACGTAGTGGCTGACACCGGCCCCGACGACTGCAAGCTGCGCCTTACTGCGGTAGGCGCGTACGCTGGCCGTAATCGGGGTGCGGTTCACCGATATCAGCAGATCGACCTCCTCGTGATCCGCCCCGTCGTATTCAGCCCACGCCTCGGCCACGTAGGGGATGAATGCCCCGAATTGGCCGCGACCGGCAACCTGCTCAAACGTGCCCGTCCCGCGCCCATACCCGCCAGAAAATGCCTCTTTCCCATACCCGCCCAGCCCTCTGTGATCTGGCTCCTGGGTATGGGCGCGCAGCACATGCAACAGCGCGTCGGTATCCTCTATTTGGTTTGCCGCTTGATCGATGTCAATGATCAGGCCAATGTCATTATCTACCGTGTCTGGGGAGATGCCAAGCGCATCGCAGAGCAACCAGACGGACTGGTCACCTGCCGCTTGGCATAGTTCAAAGAAGCTGTCTGACGTGTGCCAGTGCGGGCTGGCTTTACCTGTATACGTTGTTCCCCCCCGCATCGACAGGGCTAGTTCCGCCCAGCTTCCGTCGATGGCAAGCCCCGGTAGATAGACCCTCACCACAGTGCCCGTCTGCACATCAGCAGAGGGCATGATCTTAATACTCGCCTCTCCCATTCTATCAAAGGTCACCCTCGCCAGGTTCCCATTGCACGCAATAATGATATCCCCACCCGTCGAAGCGACAGCCCCACAGATCACGCGTAGGCCGTTGCCCATTGCACCGCGCGTGGGTAACCGCAACAGTTTACTGCTGCGAAGTGGTCGTTTGATCGAAAAGATGGACAGAAGCGCACCGGTGTCCATCGCAAACCCCGGCCCGTCATCGGCCACACTGATCACGTCACCGTCGATCTGCATCACCACAGCGGCAGGCGACGCGGCCGCGTCTAGAGCATTGTCCACCAGCTCCTTGGCGATCAGCTTGGAAATATCTTTTACCGGCACTCCCGCCTTTTGGGCCAGGGTCGGTAACGCGCGAAACAGCGTCCAGTCTTCCCGTTCAAATAGCATGAACTTTCACTCCTTTTCTGCTGACTTCTCAGCAAGAGGATACACCTTGCGCATTTCCGCCATCTCGCGCTCGTCTAGCATGTTGACAACCATATCGTTGCGGTGCAACAGAGATAGCGCCTGATCGCGCTCTTGCTCCGTTTTCGCAAGATAGCCCTCTAAGGTGGCTACCATGTGGATTAGGGCGTTAATGAGGGCCAACGGCAACGTGTCGCCTACGCCGATCTTGGTCACCCCTCCCTCGCTCGACACGCGGCATTTTGGCCGATAGGTATTTCCCGTGCTTGCGGCATCGCGATCGATCATGATTGAGAATCCGCGATTCGCCATTTCTTCTAATAGCTTTTCCATGACAAGCCCCTTTCTTAATTCCATCGCCTACGCAATGTGACATAAAAATTCCAAAACACCCGCAAGGGGTGCTGTACGGTACGCTCAACCGTATGCACCTTCTTGTCGAGCTTCACGCTCATACCGTGGATCAGATAGGTGGCAAACAGTTGCTCACCCATTCTGTCCATGCCATGCACCACGATCCGCGGGTCATGGCGGCTGGTCACGACCGGCGTAATCAGCCACACCGCGTCGAGGTCGCTTTTGATAGGTCGCATGGCGCACCAGGCTGCCGCAACCTGCATGGCCTGGTACGCGCGGAGATTAGACGGTTGCCGCTCATCGAAATCGACGTGGTCGCGTGCCAGTTCCTCTACCGCTTTAAACGCGCCCTCGTTCTCTCCCAGTGTGATGAGAACAAGGGCATGGAGCCGATGGCTCTCGCGTAGGGCCAGGTTTATGGTGTTTTCAATAAACTCCAGCGTGTCCTGTAGTGTTCGCATGGCTATCGCTTCTTCTTCCAGAGGATCAACGTGCAACCGGCTGGGGAGAAGGAAACCGTACACCCCTGGATCTGTGTCTCGTCATCCTGCATGGGGTACTCCCCCGCCATGAACCGCAGGGAGATTAACATACCAAACCGCATGGCGATCTGGCGATCCATGTCGATTTCCGATTGGATGTAATCCGCAATGTCGGTGCTGGTACAATGCGCCATCAACCTGTATAGATTGGTGGCAACGTGCAGCGTCCGGCACGCGGGGCTGTTGGTATAGCTTAGAGATACCACTACGCTCCCTCCCCTTCCGGCAACCCAAAGATGAAACGGGTCGCCAGCGACGTAAAGCGCTCGGCGTTGCGCACATCCTCAAACTTGGCGAGGATCATCGTCTGACTATGATCATTGCGGATGTCCGCGGCGGCTATCGCTAGCAGCGCGATATGTACATAGTACGACTCGTTCGCACCAGGGTTCCACCAGGCGCACACGCGCTTCGTTCCTGGGGCGAATAGCTCTTTCCCTGCGAAGTCGTCAAAGTTTACCCACGGGGCTGCGATTACATACTCGCTACGCAGATCGCGCTCTAGGTCAATTTTACAGAGATAGGCCAGCAGGTCGGCCCAAGTTGTGTCTTTCATCGTGTTACCTCCGTGTGAAATTTTACGTGACTGGGGCGATCCGCATACCCCCATTCACGCAGACCGGATGTATCCCCAAAGTATCGGGCCTGGTTCCGCAGCCAATCCTCTTCCTCGCCGCGCGGGCAGGTGACCGTCAACATCATTTCGGCGTTTGTCCAGGCCCACGCGGTAACGGTGCAGGCATGGCAAATGCGGCTGTTGCTGTTGTTTCCTGGGTTTTCGCTGCCTTCGGGTAGATAGGAGACTTCGTCGCCAAACTGCCCATACTCGCCACAAACTTCGCAGCGCGCTAGGGCTTGCTCATCCAGCCAATCTGTCCAGTCGATCCGCTGACCATTGGGTAGACGCGGTGCGGTGCGGAGATAGTCGGTAAAAACGGAGCGATGCTTTTCCATGCTAAGTTCCTTTCTCACTGGGGTAGCGCACACCTTAGCGCTACCCAGCCGTTGCTACCTTATTCGCGTACGCGCTTGCCGGAACAAGCTTTGCCGTACCAGTCGGTCATCTGCTGGATCGCAGCGTCGATCCGGCTGTTGTTAGCGCCGTCCTTCATCCGCATCAGCGTGGTCTGGTTGTTCGCAAAGGCCATGCCAACGTCGGCAATGGTAGCGATCCGCTGCTCCGCGCTGCGCCCGGCAAACTCGTCAAACGTGGCGGCTACCTGGGACATAATCATTTCCAGCGCCGCGGTCAACGGATCAACAACGCTTTCTAGCGTGGTCACCCAGCGATTGTATTCGTCTTGCGACTGGGTGGGCCACGCAAAGCGCAGATAGCGCTTGGCCTCCTCTGGGACATCGGCAAAGTCGGGGTCGCCGGTCAGCCAGCAGGACATCCGAAATAGCACCCGCTGCCACTGCCAGATCCGCCGCGGGTGGAAGCTGTAACCGGCCTTTTTTAGCTCACCGGCCACGCTCTCAATTAACGCGCTTACGGCTTCGGTGGCTTTGGGGCCAGGGATCGCCGCTTGCACCGCGTCGATCTCCGCGGCAGTGGGAATCCGACCAGGCACGGTCATCGTCCCATTGGTGGCTGCCATCTGGCTGGCCGCCACCTGCTTAACATCGAGTTGCTCCGGATCTACCCACAGCCACAGCGCGATGCGATCCAAGAGCGCCCGCGCCCGCTCATCTTTGGGCATAAAATTGCTGGTTGCTAAAACGGGTGCCGGATTGATGCAGCCCTTCATGTCCAGCCGCTCGACCCATTCATCGTTGAGGGCCGCGTTGCCGCGCCCTAGCTCATCAGCGATGATCGCTTTGAACTTCGGGTCGTACACGGTGCCTGCCTTGCTCAGTTCGTAGCGCGACTGCTGCAACATGATATCATAGTTCGGCACCCCCGCAATCGCCTGGGGCACCGTAGCCAATTTGATGCGTACCATCAACCACGCTACCCCCTCTGGCCCGTAAACTTCGGACACGAGCGAGGTGGAAATGTCCGTTTTGCCCCAGCCTGGAGGCGAAACCGCGAGGCTGTGCAAACCCGTGATCAGACTGGCCTTATATAAATCGGTCATATCGTTTACGTAATTTCCCTGGAACTGGCTCATTTCGTTCTCCCTCTTTTCGGTGGCGATAAACAAAAAACTACCTTTTGTATTGTAACATAGGTTATACGATAACACAAATTACAAGATCGAAAAAATCAAAAATGATCGCGGAAATAAAAAACCCCGCCTCCGTGGGGGTGGAGACGGGGCCGACGCTGCTGGTTGCGTTACGGGGTATGGTACACGAACAGGAAAAACTCGTAATCCTCCTCGTTTACCGGTGCGCCTTTCGTGTTGGCGTCCTGTGGGCGATAGGCGAGTTTTACGACCAGCACGCGCTCACCATCTTCCAGCACCGTTTGGCGGCGTGAGACGGCCACGCTCACACCGCTGATCCGTTCCACAAACGCTGCCGTCTGTGGATAACCGACGTAACTATCGACCGCGCCTGCCCTGCGCAGGGCATCAACGAACTGCCACTGGCTTAGCTGAACAAGTTTGTATTGACCAGCCTGTGGCATCATTGCACTATTCATCAATTTGATCATGATCTTCCTTCCGCGGCTTCGCTTCTTTGTAGCCCGCTGCCGCAAATCTCTTGTATTCCTCCATTGTAACCTGGACGCGTTCGCCCAAGTCTTTGCACAACTTGTCAATATGCTTGTGGGCATTTTCCAAGCTGTGGTGCGTGAAAATGCCCATCGTCCACCCAGCGTAGCCGTTATGGTAGATGCTACAGAATCCCCGCTTCTGCATACCGGGGCGATGCTCAATCACGACGCCGCGGTAGTGGCTATGGTACGCCCAGTCCGGTTTCTTTTCCTTGCTCATCTTGGTATCTCCTTGTCCTTGCATAGTGTACACAGGGGCTTGTCCCCTTGCTGGTGATCCGCTCTCATGCCACAGGCGCACCAGCCATACGTTCCGATGTCCCAGTCTGATCGCGGGCGCTCGGTGCCGTGCCGGTTCAGGTAGCCGTAGCACCGGCTGCATCGCCCAGATCGTTGGCGGTGCCCTTGTGTTCGCAGTGGTATACCACAGGTCAGGCACCCCATTGTGTCGTCCCACAGCCAGCGCGGGCGATCTTTCCCATTGCGCTTATAGTAGACCCCACAAGCGCCGCATCGCCCGCGGCTGCTCAGCTTAGGGTTGCCGCAGATCTTGCATTTGCGCGGCTTCACCTTGGCATGCGAGTAGGAGATGCGCTTACACTCCTCCACGGTGCGTTCCCGTCCGTGCTTTTTGAGAAAACGACGACACGCGTCGCAGCGCGTCGTACGCGTGATGATCTTCGTACAGTTTTCGTTGCCGCATCGGTGCGGCGTCGATAGCGCCTCCTTGTGGATAATCGGCGGGCGCTCGGTCCCGTGGCGGTGCCAGTACCAGTAGCACGCCTTGCAGCGATTGCATACGTGCGTTGGCCGCATCTGGCAGTTTATACAGATCGGTGAACGTGCCGTTGGTCGTGATGGGTTTCGTTCGGTGCCGTAGCGCAACCAGTGGCGATAGCAGAGGTGGCAACGCCCTTTGATAATCCTGCGTTCAGATCGCGGTGTCCCACAGTTTGAACACTGCGCGATCGGTTCTATCCGCGCAAGTGGGCGCTCGGTGCCGTGTCGCCGCCAGTATCGATAACAGGCCCGGCAGCGACCCTTACAGAAGATCGTCGCTGTCGGGCAGTTTGAGCAGATTGCCAAGAACTTTCACCCCTTTATACTTTTCCGAGTAACAGCGTCAGCCGGTCGGGAGCCAGGCTCTTGAGAAACGTGACAACCGTTTGTTCCTCATCGGAAAGCGGCAGTACGACCGGTTCCGGCGCTTCAATCTGGTAAGCGGCTGGATCTTCGGCCACCAGCCGGTGCGCCAGACTGGTGGGCACATCTTTCACGCGGATCACGCAGTCGTCGCTGTGCGTGATGCTGGGATTATTGCGGCTGCCTCCCCGCTGACGCAGCGACCCCTGAACAACCGCACACCCCGCACCCACGACCGGGGCGCTATCGCGTTCCCACTTTTGCAGTACCTCGATGGGGCCGATCAGCAGCCGGTTATCCATGCGAAGCTGCGACAGGGTCACAAGTAAGGTTTCGGTCGGTTCTGGCGTGCCGTCCGTGCCATACACACGTAGGCACAGCGTCCGAACCAACGGCTCGTTCTCAACAGGGAAGACCCAAGTGGGATTGGCCCACTTCCCGCCGATCTGTCTGGCCCCCGTAACGAAGTCGTCGCTGTACGGGCTAGTAACGATAACTGATTTTTCGGTTACTGTGATCTTCATATCTTCCTCTTTTCGGTGGCGAAATATACACACGTTACCAGTAATAGTATAGCACAAGTTACACGCTGTTACAAATCGGCAGTTTTGCAAAATTCACAAAATTCACTGTGTTTTTACCGCGCGTGCCGCGCCAAACTGATAGCCACAGCGCACGCGTTCCGGCCAGTTTTCTTCACACGCCAGCCCCATCTCGGCGGCCATTACCCCCAACAAGAAGGGGGTGGTCGTGGGGGGTGGGGTGGCCGGAACGAACCTGGGTAAGCGTACCTTCGTGATCGCGTCTTGCAGACTTCTTGCTGTCATGGTATAGTTCTCCTCGGTTCCTTACTGCTACAGAATGCCCGACCTCGGTTCCAGCCAACCGAGGTCGGGTCGTTTTTTTACCTAGCGCGCCAGCGAGGGTGAAATCTTCGCTGGCGGTACATGCGCCGCCAGTACTTCGATCATCGCCATCAGGCTATCATTGAGTGGCTCATACAGTAGGTGATGCTCGCCCACCTCGTTGAGCAAGAGGGCCAGGACACGCAACCCTTCCATCGCGTGAAAAACCTTTTCCATCGCGTTGGCAGCCTGGGTCAGCGTGCCCTCTCCCGTTTGGTTCATTGTCGCGCCATAAAACGACGCGTAATGCGCCGCCAGCAACCGCACCATGCCTGCCAACGCCTCGTTGCGTTCGGCGTAGATCGGGGTATGCGCGACCGAGCGGTAAAACTCTCGCTTCGACCACGGCTTCGTGGAAGAGAAATACTCATCCAGAAAACCCATATAGCCCAGCTCAGCGTTGCCGCCATAGTACCCAACAAGGAAAATGTATTCGTCCTCCTCTCGCTTCATGAACTCGACTTTTCGAAAGGGCGCCAGATCCGCAATCGCATCCTCTACCGCAAATTCATCCTCGACCGTGTTTGTGTTCGTGTTCATCAGGTTTTCCTTTTCTGCTAACCGTTACGACTACCATAATCAATATAACATAGGTTATACGATAACACAAATTTACATAGCGCGCAAATCAATAATTGTTTGTGGAAATAAAAGCACCCGCGCCATTCGACGCGGGTGCCAACTATTCTTTAGGAATAGTTGTAGCTAGGTTTTTCGTTGCCACCAGCGGCGTTTTTGCGTGGGTGGGGGTAGCTTGGGGGTCGCCTCGCTGCACCCTTTGGTGGCCCACGGTTTGACACCGTTGGCGTCCCTGTTCCACGCAATGGGTAGACTGCCCCAGTCGTGTCCGCGCGCCCACTGCCGGTTGCGTTCGTCGTACAGCTTACCCACGACGGCCAACCGGTGCTGGCGCAAGATCAGGTATTCCACCCAGCGGGCGCGCGCTGCGGGTACGACAATGTCAGCGGTTGCGCAAACCGCGTAGTCCAGCGGTTCAAAGCCGTCGCGCACGCCGCGGTCATTCTCATAGCGCCCAGATCGCGCAGCGATGTTTCCCAAAACGCTCTCCCTCTCAATGCGGTACGCCGCGCTGCCGCCATAGCTCGCCTCTAGATCCTCCATCGCTAGTTCGATCTGTCGCCGCGCCGGTAGGCAGATCGGCACGGCCACTTTGATGCGCCATTCGCTGGTGGCCGCGCGGCGCTTACCTGGTGCGCCGCGGCGCTGTTTCGGGGCGGACGCTGTGCCTAGCAACCAGTCTAGCGGCTTTCTGTTTTTCGGCATGGCTCCTCCTTTTTGCGTGGGGGTGGACACTGGACAGTAGACCGGAAGCGGACAAACCGCGTACGGACAGACCGTATACGGCGAACTGTCCAGTGTCCACCCCCACTGCTACTTGTCGATGTCGGCAATCATCGCGTCGCGTGCCGCGGAAAAATTGAGCGCGGCAGGGTCAATGCTGGCAATGTGGTTGATCGCATGGGGGATCAAGTCCAGGATACTTTTTGCCGTCTGCGGTGACCAGCGGATCTGTTTGGTCACCAGGTAACGCAGTTTCATGTTGAAGATATGCATATTGAGCTTATCTTGACTTGCTAGATGGGTGATCAGGCGCATGTCGTCAACCGCTGCCGGATTGAGAAACGTATCGCCCGCGATCAGCGGGCGTCCGCTCAGCCCACTGCGCATCAGCACGCCTAGCCGGAACACTGGCCCGGTCTGGTACAGGCCGATCATGGGATCAATCTGGACTAACGTGTTCCAATGTTTCGTGATCGCGAAGTCGATCTTGAGGATCAGACTCGTTGTGCTGGGGCTTTCCTCGACCGCTACGATGGTCGAACCTTGTATCGATTCCAGGGCGGCTTTTATGTTGGGTGGCAGGTTCATCATGGGTTCCTTTCTGGCTACAACTATTCCTAAAGAATAGTCTCACTTGCGGTTGCAGTAGTGGGTGATCCAACGACGGTCGGTATACCGGATTGACCGCCCGTCGAGCGTGAACGCTATATCGTCATCGTCCACGGCGACAATCATACCCACGTCGGGTGCCTCGTCGCTATCTACATCAGCGTCCAGCAGGATGTAGTCGCCCGGCGCGAGTACGCTGTCCTTAGTCAGCAATTGGTACGTGTTTCCCATTGGAATGAACTCCCCGTCGTCCTCGTGCTCGCGCCGGTCGAATAGCCCTCGCTTGGCATCATAGCGCAGCCACTGGAAGGGGATCATCTTACCGGTTGCGCCGTATGGTTCCCCGACCAGCGTCAGCGCATAGCGGGTCTTGACGTGGGGAATGCCGTCCAGGTAACGGGACGCTGTCCAGATATCGCGCAGATCCGAGATGTAGCGCGCATGATGGGCGATCTGCGTCGAGTAGCCGATGTCGAATCGTTCCCACGCCTCGACAAACGTGCGTAGGTGGTTGACCATCGTTGCCGTGACGGGCACGCTGATAATTCCGGCGCGGATATGAAAACCCAGCCAACGGTTACAGGCTTCTGGGTTTGTCCACTCACCGGATTCTTTTAGGTCTTGATAGGCAGCGCGCTTGAGCAGATTCTCCTCAAACACAGCGCGTCTGAAATGGAACTCACCGTCGATACAGCCGGTGAACGTGTAGGTTACCAAGTCGGGATCGATGCGCTTGGCCTTGCGCGGGTCACACGCGCCGCGCAGGGCATCGACGCTGATGTCCAGGGCATCGGCCATCTCGGTCTCGGTAAGATAGTGAACGTCGGGGATCAAAGTGTCGTTTGGCATAAAATCTCCTTGTATTGGGAATTGTGTAGGCGGGTTGCCTACGTTGCTAGTGAAAAGGGAAGCTGAAAACCGGCTGGCAGCACCCAGAGGTGAAACATGTTAGCCTCGTCTACTACATCCATTTGTGCTGGGTACACCTCAACCGCCACGCGGTCTTGGCCGACTAGTTCGTTCTTGACGCGCTGTGCATCGCGCCAGATCATCGGCTGCTCGTCGTGGCGGCGCAGCCAGAGATGGATCACTTCGCCCCACGCTGTGTCCACTCTGGAGAATTGGACACTTAGCACTTGGTTTGTCACCGCGCGGTAGATCGTGCGCGGGTCGCGTGGGAAGCGATTGAGCGGATGAATAGACAGCGTGTGGGAGCGATCCTCCCAGCGCCCCCACACTTCGTTGCGTTTTATTTTTGCCACTACTTCACCGTAATCTCACCGCTATACAGGTATACCGTTTGCCCTGCGTCGAGTCGCCCTGGGTACGTCTCGCGGTCGGGGATCACCTCGTACCGCCAGCCGTTGCCAGGTACGGCAGTGGGACAGGCATCCATAACCACCCCCGTCCACGCGTCGAGCTTGCGCCATCCGCCTGGAATGGTACGAATGTTTGTTCCATTGTGGATGCGGACAAAGCGCCCGACGTTGCGTGTGTTCAGCGCGTAGGATGCGCTTACATTGCCTTCACCCTCGGCAACGGGTTTGCCGTCAATGGTGATCGTAAAGCCGCGCGTGTCGTGGGTGATGGCGACAAACAGCCCGTTCGCTGTGCGCAGGTCGGTCGCGCCGACAAAGTCAAGCACATTACTGGCAAACGGCGAAAAATTAATCAGTTCAAACACAGGGCACCTCCCTTGCTGGCTAGTTGCGTGTTGATCGTGTTGCGGACGGAGTAGGCGATCCATCCGCCCAGAAACTGCCGGTGCGCGATGGTCACGTCCCCTGCCTCGAACGCGGTACCCAGCCCGGTCACAACTTGAGACCGCACGCGCACGACCTCCCATTCCGGCCCGTCCCACTTCCCAGCGTATTGGGGCCACTGGGTATGGGCCGCGTCTGCCGCGGCGACGATCATCGCCCGCAGATTCGGATCACCATCTTTTGCGGCTTGGTTGATCCGTTCCTGCGCTGCCGCGGCTGCCACCAGGCTCGCCTGAAACGCCTGCCAAGCCTGCTTTAGCTCCACGCTGTTTAGGACTCGCTCACTCATCAATCGCTCCTTTTCTGTTGCTGCATGGTTCGTGTGACCTGCATAAGTATAACACAGGTTACACGATAACACAAGCAGGGCGCGCTGCTTTCTCTCTAATACATCTGATAGACAACGTCCCAAAGTGCGTCTGTGTAGGTGTCGCCTTCGCCCTCCACCTCCCACGTTTTATCTCTGCCGATGACTAGCCCGCGCACGCCGACGTTCGCATCCGTGGGGTCGTCGGTAGGGGGGACAAGGACATAGACGTACAGGTACGTGCCCGATGGCGTATTGAAATGTGCGCACTGCGTAACCTGGGGAGCGTCGGCAATCGCGCTTATGTTGCTCAGCATGGATCGGTTATAGCGTTTGAGCAGAGCGATCTTTTCTTCCTTTTCTGCTTTTCGGCGGGCGATCCGTGCCGCCTTTTCGGTTTTGGCCTCATCACTGGGCTGCATAATCATCCTCTCTAAAAGAACAAACTTTTGTGTATTTATGCGGCTGCATAGCGCGCTGCCATTGCCAGTAGGTCGGCTGCTGCTTCGAGCGGGGTATCGCCGTAGCCGGTGATCGCGGTGAACACCAGGCTATCGGATTCGTCCATGTCTTTGCTACCGTACAGGCAGGCCGACCACTTACCGCGGTAGGCGTCGTTGCTCTCGGTGACTAGGATCGTGAGGGTCATTTGTCGTTCGTCCATGTTAGTCTCCTACCAGTATTTTTCGATCAAGTTGAGCAGCGCGTTTTCGACTGATTCCCCGTACGCACCGACAAGCTCCTGCTTGTGTGGGGCATTGATAATCTGGCCCGTTTCGTTTTTGATGACCATGCCTGATACATAGCGGGTCGTGGGGTCGTCGGGGCGATTATCCTCTTTGCCGGACATCTGAAAAGTGTAGGTATACTGCGTGCCATCACTGCTTTTGAAGTGGACGTGAAAGAGGCGCACCGGGAAATCGCACACGGTTCTCATGTTCTGGATCAGCGCGGGGTTCGCCGCGCTGATTTCCTGGCGGATGGCGGCCTGCCGTTGCTGGGTGGCGGCGCGTTCGGCCTGCGCGGCGCGCTGTGCGGCCTGCGTTAGCTCGTCAAGGTTTTCCGGCGTCTCGCCCTCCGCAAAAGCGCGGATACTGTACCCAGCGATGTGACGGCTTCCGGCGAAGTGCCGCCCATCAGCGGTGAAGCGAAGATCACCCACGTAGAGCCAGCCGGATTCGGCAATGTGGGTGATGCGCAAAAATGAAAATACAGGCTCGTCGGGTGGCCCGTAGGTGCGCACGACCAGATCGCCCACGCGCACCGCTGCCAGATCGTGGCAGAGCGTGGCTAGCTCCAGGGGGATACAAAGCGGATGCGCGGACACCTCGGTGGAGTGTCCGTTGTCGAACAGGCGCACGAGCCGCACCTCGCCGCGGATCGCCTTGTGGCAATAGTGACATTTTGTCATTTTCATCAGGATGATCCTTTCTCATGCCGTTGTTGGCGAAAGTGACATTTTGTCACTTTCGCCAAATGTGCTTAGTAGGGAACGCTGCCGTTGCGGGCGAGGATGTCAGCGTACATTTCTTCGTAGTCCAGCCCTGCCGCGGCGACCTCTTGCGGCGTAAAGTTGCGTGCGCAGTACAACTTGGGTCGCCCCTGGTCGTCACACCCATTGGTGAACACGTTGAGCCACTTGCGGCGGCCATGTAACATCTGTTTGCGCAGGAGGGTCATCGCCCGCTGCCGGTCAGCCTCGGTTGCGTAGCTGCGTTCCTGGTTGACACCGCGGTGGCGCTTGGCCGGTTTTTCTTTTAATTTGCCAAAATAGATTTTCACGGTCGGTTCCTTTCTGCTGCTCGCCTGTAGCGGGTGGCCCACGGTGAGCCACCCGGCTTGCCCTAGATCCGGTCGATGAGCGTTAAGAGAGCGTCGGTGTAGGTCTCGCCGCTCGCCTCAACTTCCTCAGAGTGGTTCTTTCCCACGAGCCACCCTTTGATCCGCCACCCATCTGTGCTTTTCGTTTCGGTGAAAAACAGGCTATATTGACCGCGGGCCGTCCAAAAACTTGTCCACGTTACCACCTGCGGGGCCAGGGCTACTACGCGGGTGTCTTGGATCAGCGAGGGGTTCAACGCGATGATCTCTTTGAAACGCGCATCCTTCTCTGCCTTGCGCTGCGCGACCACGGCGGCTTTTAAATCAGCGGCTTCCTGGTTGCGTTCCAGGATTGTCGCTACTGTTTCGCCGCTTCGGAAGGGCACGATCTGGCTGGTGTCCCAGCGGCTGTTATTCCCGCGCCGCAGGCCATCGGGGTTGTACAGGGTATTCCCGCCCAGTCCCTCGACCACGATCACACCGCTGGCCCAGACCTTGACAATCGTTGCGATATGCGCTCCGCTGCCATAGGTGGCGTTGCGCCGCTGGATCACCTTCTGGCCGACCTTCGCCTGCGCCAGATCGTAACACAATTCTGGATCTACCTGGATCGTCTGCTCGCTCATCGCTCGGTTCCTTTTTAAACTTTGCCGGCCTTCTGCAGAAGCCGGTATAAAACTAACTTAGCGTCCCAGCGCCCGCGCTGCGGGCTGCACATCTGCCTGTACATCGGTAGCGATAGGGGCTGTGCCTGGATCGCGTGTAACGCTTCGTTGGTGGCTTTAAAATACTTGCCGGTCGCATACGCGCTAAGATCTAGTAGCATGATCGCCCGTACGCGCTGCGCCTCCGCGATTACCTGATCCATAGTGCCTCCTAGATCACTAGCACAAACCGCGCCCACGGATCAAACTCCTGTACGGCGATAAACCGTGCGTTCCAGTCCGTGTGCTGAAACTCCACCAGGATTTTCCCGTCCACCCGCACGACATCGGTTACCGTCCGCGCAATCCCCATATAGCGGACGACGTCGCCCGTTTTCAGGCTCTCCGCTATGATGTAGGTGACGCCCACGCCAACCTGCACGCTAGTTGTTCGATAGGTGCCGGTCTCGCTGTCCAGTTCGCTGCTATGCTCGTATTTTGCCATCCTGTGCCTCCGTTACAATCAACAAATATAACCTTGTATGATTATAACATAGGTTATACGATAACACAAATTGGCAGATCGATAAAATACAAATAACTTTGTGGAATTACTGGATACAGAGGGGGCAGCGGTTGTCGGGGCTGATGGCAGCGCAGTGGGGGCAGATGTAGTCGGTGGCTGGCTGGACAAGGTGTAGCTCGTCGGGGTATAGGTAGTAGTGGATATTGTCCAGGTTTTCTTCGGCGCAGAGGGCGGGGCGAAAGCGGAGGGCGGGATCTGTATTGTAGCCCTCGAATAGGGTGGAGAGGAGGATGGCCGCCGTGCGGCTGGCTTCGGGGTCAGGGGCGACGGGGATCACGGGCACATAGAGGCCCGGCCAGGTGGCGGTATTCACGCGGCGCTTCTGGTAGTCGGCCAGTTCCTGCGGCGACCAACGACGGCGCTGGCCGTTGGTCGCCGCAGGACGGATCATCTGGATGAACCAGTAGAGATCCGACAATTGGTTTTTTTTGGTGGCAACGCGGATGATCTCCGCCTGTTCCCATTCGTTCTGCTCTACTAACACTAGCGGCTTCCCTTTGTGCCGGGCCACAGTTCCCAGGCTGCCTGCACCCACTCGATGCCCGCCACGGGCGCTCCATCCGCCAAGCGGACAGAGCGATCAGCGATTGTCCAGATCGGATGGATACACACGACCTGTGCGGCTTTCCACTCCACCAGGGCAAAGGCAGGACAGCGCCCGTCGCTCTCGCGGTGGAGGGTGCGCAGCTCGGTTAGCTGGTGGATCTGGTCGATGGGCCAGCTAAACGATTTCCCATTCTCATTGCTCTTGGCGTCAAAGCGACCGCCGATATTGTTACGAAAGATCACGGAATAATCGCAGGAGGCTTTTTCGCCCGTGGACACCCAAACCAGCCGGTTGCCGGAAAAGACGGGGCGGGTCGGGATATAGCAGCGCGCGGCACTGATGAGGGTGCCCAACGCCAAGCAGCGTGCATGGTAGTGATCCAGGCGCCGTTCAAAGTCGTCGCCGTGGGCTTTGGCGCGGCGACCCTGCACAACCTTTTTCTGGTCTGGATTGCGATCCAGCCACTCTTTGTACTGCTCTGCTGTCCATTCTTCTCTCACGCTGACACCTCCATTTGGGGTGAAGCGGAAAGCGCCCACGCGTCGCCTACCTGGGTATAGGCGTGGCTCAGCGTCCAGCCCCGCGCCTGCGCTTCTTTTTCCAGGTCTTCTAACGTGTCGAACTCGCTCAAAACAGGATCGTCGCTCTCGATGCGGTTCCGGCGCATTACGCCGGTTGCCACCTCGCCCTCCGCATTGGTAACGGTGAAGGGGAGACCATTGGCGGCATAGGCAGCGCGCTCTTCTGTCGTGAACGGGCCAAAGCTTTCGTTCGGTGCCAGTTCTGTCCACCACAGTAGACAGCGCCAGCAACGGCAGCTTCCCGTATGGCGCACGGCTTCCAAAAAAACACCGGTCGGGATAGGTACGTCGTGTTCCAGTTCCATGTTACTGCTCCTCTTCTTTTTCTTTGTAGCGCGGGAGGATCACCATTGGTTGCCCCGGTACAATGTTGAGATGGGGGAGGATCTTCCCATCACAATTTCCCGCAATGTCGCCCAGGAAGACGACCAGGTCACCCTGCCGCGCCAGCGCCAGCCCCTCAAATATCTTTTCCCGCATGCGCTCCTTGCCACAGGTACAGGTAAGTTCACGAAAGATCACCGCTTTCCCCGGTGCGACAAAGGCCAGCGCGGTCTTGAGCGTTAGCTCACCCATGTCGGTCATGAACAAACTATCGGCAGGAACACCTGCGGACACGAAGCTCTGTTCAACCGTCGCGCGGTTGAACTGCCCCCCGCACAAGGTCGTCAAAAATGTCACCCCGTTGTAGTGGGTTTGCAACAGCACGGTCAAGCACTGCCGCGTGGAGGCATCGGGGAGGCCCATCTTTTCCACTAGGGCGGGGTCGGCAAACGCGTTGCCGACCATCAGACTAAATATTTTTGGCCTTTCCATCAGTCATTTCCTTTCTCCGTGGCTTACTAAGGCTAACGCTAAGGCCGGTTGCCTAGTGTTTTGGTGTATTGGTGCCAAAAGCGCCACGCTCTGCGCATACGGGCTTATAGATAGACGATGTCGGTTAGCGTGACTTGGGCTGGCTGTTGCGCGATTCCCAAAGCGTGGGCTATCTGGATCTTGCGACCCTGGTCATCCAACAGGTAATAGCCCTGGTCGCAGTCCATCTGCTTGTCGTCCACGACCACCCCGGTGAAGCCCGCACGCCGCGCGGCGAAATAGATCGGGCTATAGGCGACACTGTCGGTCCGGCGCGTGGCGGCCACAATGTCGGCCCTCGTGATCGACAGGGTCAGATCTGTGGGGGCGTTGGCGATAGCCAACAGCACGTCGGCATGGCAGGGGTCGCCACTTTTGCACCAGCAGGCCAGATCGCGCCCGCGGAGTTTTTCCAGATGGAACGCGTTTTTATACTCTTTGACGTAGGCCGCATAGCAGCGCACCGACTCAACCGCGGTCAAGGTGCGGGTGAGTGGCGTTAGGGCATCGATCACGATCTCTGCCGCGTGGCGTATATGCATGGGCACCGCAAAGTGGAATAGCCCTGGTGGATAGGGATTGCCCCAAATGGTCGGGCGTCCCACGTAGATCACGCTGTCCGGTAGTCGGCTACCGGCTTTTCGACTTCGTTGAAAACGTGCAGGCATAAAACCTCCTAAGTAAGGTTGCGTGCGCCGATTCTATACCCATAACGCTTGAGGGTTGCCTCCGCGCGGTGGGCCTGGTGCCGCGGCACGTAGAGCCAGGTGCCGGAAGAGAACAGGCTTAGCCAAGCGCTACCCCCGCGCACGCCGATATGACACCGGCGCAGTAACGCAATCGCGCTGCGCCGGTCTACAGGTTTTAGGACAAGAATCGGCCAATGGGTGATCCAAAAGGGCATGATCATTCCTCTGTGGGTATCCACCAGCACTCATCACCCCAGATGACGCTGCCGTCTTCCAGGGTCATCCGTGGATTGGTGTGGACGTAGTAGTAGGCGATCCGGTTGCGCCTAAGCCAGTCGCTACGCGCTTGCCACCATTCCCCAAAAGCATCGTTCTGGGTGCCAGGGTAATCAAGCGGCTGCGGTTCCGGCTCCGCGGGCAGGTTTGCGTACATCTCATCCCGCGTGGGGGTAGTGGCCTTGAGCGGGGAGGCGTCCCAAGCCTCCAACGTGTATTCCGCATAGTCGCCGCGATCAATGTAGAGGATCGAGCGCGGTAGATCGCCGTCGTAGGTTGCCGTCTTGCCGGTTGCCGGTGCGCCCTTGCGGCAATCGGTGACGATCCGCACTTTTGTCCCGACTGCTACGTTACTTAACATGTGCCTTGCCTTTCTGTGTAGGGAATCGACTTTGCCAGTAAGTGGGTAGCGACCTGTCCGCCCTTCGGTCGCCTATCGGTTTGTCGAAATAATCCCGCGGTGTACAATGGGTGCTGCCTCAGCAATTTGCGGGTGGCGGCGACAAGATACCAGTAAGATCCATACTATAACATAGGTAATACAATAACACAAATCGCGAGACGTGCTAAACGTGCTAATCTGGATTAGCGTGAAAGTTCATTGTATTCCCCGTTGCGCATAATCCGCTGTAGGCGCTGCGTGCGGTCGTAGCTCTGGGCCAGGGCAGCCAGCCGGTCAAGGGCTTCGGGGGTGAAGCTCTCGGCATCCGGATCATAGTTTTCCCATTGCTGGGGAAACTGGGTTAGATAGCGACCCAGCCCAAAGAGATGGCACGCGCGTTGCAGCGCGTCGTCGGCGGCGGTGCGGTAGGCGACCAATCCCGCGTACGCCTGTCCGGTTTGGGACATGGTGCGCGACCCTATGGTCAGGTGGCAGATCACCGCGTCGCGCCACGGGGTATAGGCGACTGACCAGTGCTGGGGAAACACCGCATCCAGCCGGTCAGCGTAGTGCGCCGTTGCCACCACGGGGTAGCCCAGCGCACGCAGCCGTGTGGGTGTAAACGCAATCGGTTCCCATTGCACCAGTTCGGGCGCAAAGGGAACCAGCAACTCCTGCATCGCCTCAGTTCGCTTTGACAACTAACGCTCCTCTCTTTTGCGGGCGAGGTTTGCGCCCTTTCTTGACGGGTGCCTCATCGTCAATGTCGCCAAAGTCCAGCGGCTCCGACTCTTTTTCTGGATCGGCCACAACTATTCGTAAAGAATAGTTATCCTCTTCCCCTTCGGCCAGCGGCGGGAGTAGCCCCAAGTAGCGCAGTCTAGCCCGCGCCCCCCCTCATCCAGATCTCCACCACCTTCGCCCCCTGAGGCGATAACGTCCGCTGTTTGATCTTCGTGGTCATGTTCACCTTCCTCGTGTGCTTCGCGGTTGCCTGGTAACCACTTGCGCAGGCAATCATACGATCCGCAAGTGGCGCTGCCTGTGGCGGCGGTCGGTTTCCCGCACACCGCACAGCGTCGGGTAGCTCTTGCGGTAGCGATCCGGCGCATGGTCTGCATCACCTGCTCGTACTTTCCCATTTTCGCCATGTCGATTTCCTCCGCTTGTTGCAACACGCCTTTGTAAATTTGCGTTCCGTCTGCAACCAGCGTTATAATGAAATCCACGTTACTCCTACCATCTTTTCGGGAATACATACTGCTTTGCGGCCTCAGTTGTGGCGACTGGGGCCGCCCCCGTTTTTACGGCCCTTCATCAGTATAACACAGGTTACACGAAAACACAACTATTTTGCTAGTAGTCCATCTCTGTACGCGTGATTTCCAGGTCGCGCAGCTTCCCGCACTCTTTGCGGAAATAGACACTGCATGTGCCCGTTCCACCGTGGCGGAACTTGGCTAGGATCAGATCCAGAATGTTCTGTCGATCCGTGTCGGGGAGGTAGTAGTCCTCGCGGTAGAGGAAGATCACCTCGTCCGCATCTTGCTCTATCTGGCCCGACTCCCTCAGATCGGATAGCATGGGCCGCTTGTCGCCGCGCGCTTCGACGGCGCGGGATAACTGGGAGATGGCAATGACGACAATGTTTAGCTCGCGGGCTAACGCTTTTAGGCTGCGGCTGATGTAGCTGATTTCCTGCTGCCGGTTGCCGGTGTCCGCATTCCCACTCCCCTGGATAAGCTGCATGTAATCGACCACTAGGATGTCCAGCCCGTGGATACGCGCGTGCCGGCGCGCAACGTAGCTGATGACGTGCATGTTGACCATCGGCGGATCAGCAATGGCAATCGGCAGGGGGGCCAGGTGCTGCGCGGCTGCGAGCAGATCTGCCCACTCGTCTTCGTGGACAGCCCCGGATCTGATCCGGTTGCTATCGATCATGCTGGTCAGCGCCAGTAGCTTTTGCAGCACCTGGCGCTTACTCATTTCCAGTGAGATAAAAAGCGACCGCGCGCCCACCTTGAGCGCCGAGTTGTAGCAAAAATTCAACGCGACGGTTGATTTTCCGATGCCTGTCCGCGCCGCTAGGATCACCAGATCCGAAACCTGGAGACCGCCCAGTAGCTTGTCGAGCATACTGTAGCCGGTCGGTATCCCTGTCCGCTCTTTGCCGACCGTCTCAATGTGCTGTAGCTCGCCGGTCATCAGTTCCCCGATGAATGAGACCACGGCTTCATCAGCCCCGTTGACACCGAGGTCAGAGACGGTCTTTTGCACCGCGGCGAGGATCGCGTCAATTTCCAGGTTACTCCCGTTGTAGCCCAGTTCGGCCAGCGTGCCGCCCTTCTTGATCACGGTGCGCAGCAGAGCGTCGCGCTGTACAAGCCGGGCGTAATGCTCGGCGTAGAGGCTGGTTGTGAAATCGGCCAGGAGACCGGTCAGGTAGGCGGGGCCGCCGACGTTGTCGAGGTGTCCCTGGGCGTCTAGGCCATCTTGTACCATCACCAGATCGACCGGCAGCCGACGCCGGTAGAGGTCGAGCATCACGGCGAAGATCAGCCTGTGTGCCGACTGAAAAAAATGCTCGGGCAACAGGAACATGCTGACATTCTCCATCGCGTCGGGGTCGGATAGCGCCGATGACAGAACGGCACGCTCTGCTGTTGGGTTGTTGGGGATCATCTTTTCGGTATCCATACAAGTTCCTTTTCTAAAAAAAAGGGGTGGCTGGTCGTGGCGAGACCAGCCACCCCGTGCCTATGCCTGATTGGTGTCTTTGATGAATTCCTCGGCCAGGGTGAATGTGGCGTCGGTGAGAGTCGATTTTCTCTCCCGGTACAGCCAGCAGAGAATCTCCAGCCGCAGGGCCGCGCGCTGTTCCCGATACGCCTCGCCCGTCAGAGCTTGTAGGTCTGGGCGGTGCCGCTCTACATCGCTGGCGATATCGTCCACGTCGCACACGATTCTGTCTCGGCAGGGTTCCCCTAGACCGTCGCAGATCGGGCACTCGGCGTCCTCGTCGTCCTCGTCGTCGTCAGCAGCAGGATAGGTAGAGAGTAGGGATTCCCAAGTGATGGGCTGTAACTCGTAGGCGTTTCTGGAACGCCCGGTGAGGAGAGCGAAGAAGCGCTCATCTGCGATAATGCCATTGTGAACTACTTCAGCGACCAGGGCAACCGTTTGCTTGTCCTCCAGGGTCGTGGTCGGCTCCGTTACCACAACGACCGCGCCGGGTCGTAGGGTCGCCAGCCAAGCAACCCGTTTCATACCGTACATCATAAGAAGTTCCTTTGCTACAATAGCACGAAAGTTTGTGACTTATCAGAGTTGGCGTAGCACACGTCCAGCCACGCGTACCCAACGGCCCATCTCTGATAACCGCTGATAGGTGTCCTCCCCAAGCTGCGACCGCGCCGTGTCCGGCGATAGGTTGGTCGTGAGCAGGGTCGGCAGGTCTTCCAGGTGCCGCGCGTAGATGATCTTGGCGGTGATTTCCTGCACCGCCTCGCTCACCGCGCTGCGCACATTGGAACCAAAGTGATCCAGGAGGAGCAGGTCTACCTGGCTCGCCTTCTGGATCAAAGCGTAGGGATCGACCGCGCTGTCGCTGCGGTAGCCCTGGCGGATGATATCCAGCAACGAGTGATAATCCAGCCAAAGGGCGGGGGTATTGGGTGCCTGTGCGACCAGTGCCGCAAAGACTGCCGTTGCCAGCCCCGTCTTGCCGACCCCGCGGCTTTCGCCCCAGAAGATCAAACTCTTCTTGCCGTCTACCACGCGACTTTCGGCCATGCGCCGGGCGGTGTGGAGGGCGAGGCGCTTCTCATGGTCACCCGAGGCCTCTTTTTCAAAGGTTGCCAGTGTGCAACCACGGAACCGGGCCGGAATCCCTATCGACTGATAGGTGGCTTGTAACCGTTCCGCGCGGCGCTTGTTAGCCTCGGCTTGCGTTTCGGCCACAAAAGTATTCCACGATTCTTCACTCTTTTTCTGCAATTCCTCCCATGCCGTGGCGACAATGTTGCTGGGTGGAAAAAGCCCGAAGCTGCGCATCATTTCTGCTGAGCTAGCCATACCGTTATCTCCTGTTCTGTTTCGGGAATAACACTAGTGCCCATGAGGTCGATTTCCTCTTGGCGTTGTTTAAGTAACTGGTGCAAGGTCGCCTGGGAAAGGGTCGGTGATGGCGTTGTGGCGGTGTCTTTTCCCAAGCGCGCCGTGAGGGTGCCCAGTTGCTTTGACACGAACTGTACAAAAATGCGGCCATAGGGTACAAACGCTGCCCCCTTTTCCGCACGAAGTTGTTGAATCGCAAGGGCTGTAAATTCCTCAGCCTTGCCCGTCAGCCCCGCGGTTTTGCACATCTCGTACACCCGCAGGGACATGTCCTGCATCCGCAAAAGCTCCTCTTCGTCCCCTGAGTCAATCAGCAGGCGAGTGCCATGCAGGTCGGCCAGTAGGTTGACCAAGCGCGTACGCTCCGCCTCCCCTAAACCGGTTTCCGCAGCCGCGGCGCGCGCGATCACAGCGCGGGACTTCTTGCCCCCAAACCACTTGGCAGGGGTCGTAAAGCCCAGTAACGGATCAGGCTGTGGTTCTGCCTGAACAACGGGTTGCAGTTCTGGCTGTGGGGGTTCTGGCTCGGTCACCGTTTCCGGTTTTACCGTATACGGCTTCACCGTGTCCGGTTGATCTATAAGATCCTGATCTTGTAAATGTATATAATATATAAATATATTATAATAGGCCGGATACGGTGAAGCCGTATACGGTATTTCAGGATGCGGTCTAAAAAAGTAGGTCACCCCGCGGAACGCACCACCCGCGCGCGTCTCTTTTCGCTCACAGTACCCGCACGCTATGAGTTCGCTTAGCAGTCGATAAACCTTGTCGCGCGATAGGTTCCCCGCCTTCGCAAGGAGGGCGGGGGTCAGGGCAGTTTGGCTTAAAGCGAAAAGAAGCAGCCCGCGCGCTTCAAAAGACAGGCGCGGATCGGTGTCGAAGCTGAGATCGTTCGAGTTGCCCGCTGTGGCGGCAGGCGTAAGGTTGTCCATCCGTTACTCCTCTCTACAAAAAAACAGCATCATTTTTTTGTAGTTTCATCTCCATAAAATGTAGCGCGGTTGAAGGTAACTATACCACGCGACTTACAGCACCTCCAAGCCGTAAGGTTGCGGTTTTAGTTCTGGGCCTGTTTTTCGGTATCCTCCTCGGCTACCCATTCGACTTTGATGATCTGATACCACAGGTCGTCCGGCACTTGCTGGCCGGATTGGGTGAGCAGCCGCGCGATGGCATTGGCAACCGCGTCTACGGTTGAGACATGCATACTCTTGGCCTTGCCGTTGATCAACTGCTTGAGATACCCATAGCTCAACCCAGCCTCGCGGTCGAGTTGCCGCCAAGATCGCCTCACTTTCCATCGGTAGTCATCAATGCGGTCTCCGTCCAGCGTTGTCTTGAACATAGTCCCTCTCTTTTTCTGGATTAACGTAATTTTTATCATACCATACAGCAACTACAATCAACAAATGTAGAATAGAGTTGTGTAAATATGGAATTTGCTTATTGACAAGCAAATTGAACTGTGCTACATTGTAGAGCATAGTCAGTAAAATCAAAAAGTTTCGTGTGTATAAACGTACAAACGGTTCCTGGTTTTAGGTAATTAAGTCATACGGCGCGTATGCGCAATTTGTGGGATCGTGTAACGCTTGTTATAATCGTTTTTGTGGCAAAGTAACAGAAGGGGGCTAGGCAATGAAAATTATCAGTGTGACCAACGGCAAGGGCGGTGTGGGCAAAACGACACTGGCGGTGCATGCCGCCTATGTGCTGGCGACGCGCTACGACCAGCGGGTTCTGCTGGCCGACTTTGATCGGCAGTGGCAATCCACGAAGTATCTGGGTTGCCAGGATACCAACGGCGCAGGCTCGTTCATCCTGTCCGGTAAGCGGCTGGAGGATCATCTCACGGTTGTGCATGAGAACCTGTCGCTGTTGACGGGCAGTGACATGACGGGGGTGGCGGATGTCGCCCTCAGCCAAGGGCGCAAGGGGGGCAACTATCTGCGCACGCTCTTTGACTTTTACGCGGAGATGTTCGACGTGCTGATCTTTGACACTGCCGCGCATGGGTATCTCAACGAAATGTCCATTGTCGCCGCCGACCTGGTCGCGGTGCCCACGCCTTTTCGGCACATGGACGCCGATGGGGTTACCGTGTTTGCGTCGATCTGGTCTTCGGCACCGCAGGCCGCGGGGACACAAGCCCCCCTGGTTTCGGTCGTACCCAACATGGTCGACAACCGCACGTCCGTGACCGGCGACCTGCGCGAAGCCCTGGTGCGCAGTGTGGCCGATGTGCAGATCCACGGCTGGGAGATGGCTCCTGCCATTCCCATCAACACAAATTTCAGCCGTGCCTTTGGTGAGCAGCGCACGATCTTCGAAATCGCGCGCTCCCCTGCCGTTACCGCAGGGTGCATCGCGATGATGGATGTCGTTGCGCACCTGGCCGGCAGACTCGCTATCGTCCTGCCGAATTAGCACGAAAGTTCATGGAGATAGACGCGATGAGACAGGGAAAACTTGTAGCAGGGGTCGGGCTGGGCTGGTTGACCGCGGGCGGGATCTGGCTGGTTGCCGAAGTCGTCCGCACGACCGACAGCCCTTATGCGATAGCGCAGGCCGTGCTTGCGTTCCTGCTTATCTGGGCAGGCATGGCGGTGCTACTTCTGGTCGCCAGTGCGAAGCCTCCCGAGCAGCGCGCTTCGACCGACGACCTGATCCGCTGGCTTGCCGACGAGCGTACGCGCTGGCAGGCCCAGATCGCAACCATTGAGGAGGATGAGGCGCAATGAAACTGGATCTAAACATTCGCAAAGCGGCCAGCATTGGGGCCGCGTTACAGTCCACCGCACCGGCTGTGCGCATGGTGCCGCTTACCGAAATCGAGTGCGATCCGCGCTTACAGGTGCGGGTCACCTTGAGCGAGGAGCATCTGACCGAGGATCTGATTCCCAAGATCGAGGATGGGGAACGGCTCCTACCGGTCACCCTGGGTGACCTGGCCGGTAAACTGTATCTGACCAGCGGGTTCCACCGCGTGGAGGCGCATCGGCGCTTGGGGAAAGAAAAGATCGAGGCGGAGATCCTCCCCGTGGCTACCTGGCGTGATCTGGTGGCGCTGGCCCTTCCTACCAACGACGACCACGGGCTACCGTTGACGCGGGCCGACCGCCGTCGAAAAGTGGAGATGGCGTGCATTGAGTATTTCGACGAGATCGCCCAGGGGCGCATGAGTGACAACGCGCTTGCCCAACTCTGCCATGTGGCGGTCTCCCTGGTCAACGACGTGCGCCGCACCGCGGGTACATCCGCCACGACCGAGCGCACCGTGACCAAGAGCAACGGCCAAAGTTACACCATCGACACCGCCAAGATCGGGCGGCCCAAGATGGCATCTGTCGAGGTACTGGCGGCTCTACTGGATGAGTACCTCACGTCCCTCCCTGACGAGTGGGACGTAGTCAACATGCTGGTGGCGGCCCAGCAAAAGCCACCCATCGCGGCGACCTTGGCAGAACGCGCGGAACTGCCCGCGCACAAGCCCGCGACGCTGACCAGCGCGATCACTGCCGTTCTACTGCGCCGCACCGTGGCTGTCTATCTACCGCGCCAGTCGGCCCAGATGCTTGTGCTTTTGCTCGATAGTCTATCAGCATCCTATCGCGACGAAAAGGATAGCCTGCTAAGCCTTATCAAGCCACAGATTGACTGTGGCTTGGGTGACACGACCTGGGAGATCGCGTAATGACATTGGCTAGCGTGGGGGTCGGTGCCTTCTTTTTGGCGGGTGCCGTCGCCATCGGCTTTCTCATCCTATTGGAATGGCAAGCGCGGACAGCTCCGATCCGCGGGTTGCTCTTCATCGGCTTTTCCGGTAGCACGCTTCTCTCCCTGCTGGGATTGACCGTCTACCTGTACGTAGCCACCCGTTTTGGCGTGTCCCTGCCGTCGATCATGGCACCAGCCCGCGGCAAGGTGATCCTGGTCGCGCTTGCCTTGTTGATCGGGTTGTACTTTTTCTCTCTACGCGGCCTTAGTCCCAAAGTGGCGGCGGCGGCCTGTGGGTATGCGATGCTGGTCTTGTTAGGCATCGCACCTGACCCTGCCCAAAGCCAAGATCCGTGGGCAGCCAGCCTGCTCGTCGTCGCCATTGCGTTCCGTCTGCTCACCTTGCGATAAAAAGGAAAAATCATGTCTCCTGTACGCACTTGTTCACTCATGCTGGTTGTTCTGTTCCTGGCCGGTGTCCTGTTGCTGGCCGGTGTCCATGCGGTTGTCTCAAAAATTCAGGCCTGGGGTCAAGATCGCGCCCAAGTGGAGGTAAGCGCCAACTATCGGGAAACGGCGCGCTACCAGGCCCAAAGCGCCGCCGAGACTACCAAGCAAGTCGAGATTGTTCAATCTTACGAAACTGTGCGCTTCTTAGCGCACGAGGCGGCGGAAACCGACCGGCTCCGCATAGTGACGGACGCACAGATCACCATGCGCCTGGACGATAACCAGACCACACGCGACACCAGTCTCGTCTGGCTGGGGCACAAGCTCGTAACCTGGGGGGTGCGGGTGCTGGTGATCCTGGCGACCATCGCCGGGTTCCTGTGGGGCGTTGTTCTCATGAAGAACAAGTAGGGAGGCAGCCATGAACGTACGCGAAGTGAAAGCCATCACGCAAGTACTTGGCGAGTTCCGCTCGACCTGCCGCGTACTGCCGCCGCCCATCAGTTACCAGACCCCGCGCAGCACCGTCTATGTGCTGGAACGGGGCAACGGCGTACGCGAGGCAACGGTGCGCCGCCTGGAAAAAGAGATCGAGGCGGCGCTGGCTTCCGTACGCGGGGAAGCGGTGCCGGTGCGCTTTCTAAGCTCGCCCTTTGCCATCAGTGTGCCGCGCCCCGATCCACAGGATATTCCCATTCGCCCGCTGCTCAACAAGATCCGCCCGGTGCCCGGCGCCCTCTTGTTGGGATTGGGGGAACACTACAACCATGCGGCCAGCGCGGGGGGCAATGGCGCGCTGCCGCAATTGTTACAGGTCAACCTGCTCGCGCCGACCACCCCGCACATGCTGCTGGCCGGTACAACCGGCGCGGGCAAGACGGTTGCGCTCAAAAACGCGCTGCTCATGGGCGCGGTTGCCAACAGCCCGGCAGAGGTGCGATACATCCTACTCGATCCGAAAGGGCGAGACTTTCCCATTCTAGATGGGTTGCCCCATCTAGCCGCACCGATTATGACCGCGCCAGAGCAGATGCTGGGTGGATTGCGTGCCCTGGTCGGCCTACTGGATCAACGCAACCAGGAGTACGGCGAACTTGTGAATCGCGTGGGGGCCTATCGCGCGACCCAAGAGGCGCACCGGATCACCGATCCGCAGATCCTCGTCTGTATCGATGAGGTGGCCGACCTGGTTGATTTACTGGGTGATGAGGCGGGCAAGGCGGTAAAACGCCTTCTGCAGATTGGGCGCGGTTTGGGAATCCACCTTCTGCTGGGCACCCAAAAGCCGGAAGCCTCGTTTATCAGCGGGATCGCCCTGGCGAACATTCCCGTGCGCGGCTGCGGCACGGTGGTCACCGTGGAGCAGGGGAAATACGCAACCGGCGTCCCTGGCTCGATCCTGGGCGCGCACAAGCTGACCGGGCGCGGCGATTTCATCCTCACGATCAATGGGAGCAAGCTGCACCCCTTCCAAGCGGGGCGCATCGAGGATGGGGAAGAAAGCGGCTTGGTACAGGCGATCCGCCGTCGCTATAGCGCGGAAAAAAGTACCTGGATGCTCGACTTCCAGGCCGCGCCGCTTGCCCCCGCGGCCCCCGCCGAACGATCCTTTGCGCCGGTGCATGATGAGCTTGTGCGCGATCTGGTGCAGCGCGCCCAGGCGACCGGACAAGCGCCCAGCGGCAACCAGGCGCGCAAGTTATACCAAGAGAAATATCGCAAGGAATTGAATCCGATTACAGCGCGCACGTTAGCCGGTCGCGCTGCGGAACTACTCAACTAAAGGGAGCAAACCGTGAAGACGATAGCGATTACGACATTCTTGTCAATCTTGGGGCTAATCCTGTGTATGGTGCTGGGCCTGCGCTGGCTCGATGAGCGGTATGGCCCGACCGCGGTGGTCGTCGCGGTGGTCGCTATCGGCCTGGCGCTGTTCATGGTGGTCATCGCGGTGATCCTATCCCTCTTCGGCCTGGTGCAGTTCCGCATCTTCACACAGGCGCTGGGCGAGGTGGCGGAAGGGCAATCGCTCAACGCCCGTAATGTGGGGAAACTTCTTGGTACTATCCGGCAGCCACACGGACAGGTCGCCCCCGCCGAAATCGACGCTGCCTGGTGGCAGACCGATGACAATGGCGTACGCGGCACACTACCCCCACCAAAAGCCCCCTTCGCGCCCCTGCGGACGGCCAAGCAACTGGCATCGGCTTGGGGCAACCAGGAGGATGAGCCGGATCACGACCGGTTGACAGTGTCGTAGCCCCGTGCTACAATAGGCACGGACGGAAACAGACGCACAAAAAAAAGGGGGGGCCGATCATTCTGATCGGCCCCCCCTTTTTTTTACTTTAATTTTTCACTAAAATCCGCGGTCGTTGCCCTCTTCCTCGTCGCGCTCTGTCAATTGGTAGCGAGACAGCGCGCGGTGCAGCAGGTCGCGATGCTCGGACATGGGGATTAGATCCATGCCAAACGCAGCGATAGGGGATGCCTGTAACGACTGGGCAGCCGCCCGCGCGACAGTCTCTTCGACAATCGATACACAGTAGACGGCGCTCGCCCCGTACATCTGCGTATTGGCGGGAATCTCCCCGACCGCAGGAATATCGATGCGCAAAAGGGGAACGCCAAACAGGGTGCTTTGGCTGACCTCCCCAGCCAACCGGCGATGCCCCATCAGTTCAACGATGGCCCATGCCTTTTCTTGCTCAATCACGATTCACTTCCTTTCTTCGTTTTCTTATATGCTTCTTCAATGGCGGCCATCACTACGCCTAATTGAGGCCGCCGCACTTTCATAAGATAGGTAATCAGATCCGCCTCGGTTTGGATCGGCTTGCCGCGCTTGGGGCCAAGGGCAGCGGTCACTTGCGCCAACGTCATCTCCCCTTGCCGCAGGGGAAGCAATGCCTTGTCGATCAATGCACGGCGTGTCTGCGCGCGAGCGGCAAGCACTTTTTTTTTTGATCCTGGAGCGAGGTAAGGAGACCGACCTCGCTCATGAAAAGTAGCACCTCAGATCGCTGTAACTGGCTCAGATAGGACATCAGTGTGTCCATGTCGGTCACCGTCTCCCCGTACATCGACATCAAGCCGGTGAACAGTTTGATCTCCGAGATCCGCCCCAACGACAGATCGTGGACAATGCGCCGCAGCAAAGCGTCCTTGCGCAAGGCGCGATACGCCTTTTCGTAGGTGTCGCCCTTCCGCGCCCGCTGGCCCTTGATCCGCAGATCGTTCCACGTTAGCACGTCGTCCACACGGAACAGCGGCGCGTTGTTAAGCACCGAGGTTACCGGCAGCGGATCACGTTTGTCCGTGATCGCCGCTTGCACAGTGGACAGCGCTAAGCCCAACATCTCTGCGACATCCTGCTTGGTCATCATTCCCCCTGCCAGCAGCGGGGGCGCTTGCGCGAGCAAGCGCGGAAGCCAGTAGTACCGCGTCAGCAAGGGAGCCTGTGCCTGATATAACTCTTTGGGAATCCGCAGCGTCGGGCGGGCAGCTACGGCAAAATCGACAGGCACGAGTCGGCTATCCTCTGTCCACTCCACAGGATAGGAGTTGCGCCCGTCCAGCGCCGCCCGAAACAGATAAAGCGTCTCTTTGCCTTTTTTAAATAACATCGGGAAAATTCCCGATGTTTGTTTGCTACCCCGATAGCCCTGCGCCTCTAACCGATCAGCGGCAGCGAGATAGGCGGGGTCGGTGAGTAGGTGGTATGGTATGCGTTGCACTAGAAGTATTCTCCTTTTGTCTTGTATTACCTATGCTATAGTGTAACACAAAAAACGCTCAGTTAGCAAAATTAGTCAGCGGCTAAATCTAAGAAGGATAGCTGGCTCGCGCTGACCTTTTTACGCGGTGGCGCGAGGGCGGCCTTCCAGATCAATTGGGCTTGTTCGCTTAGCGTCACTTGGACGGCGACCACCTGTGCGGGGCTGCTCGGTGCGGGGAGGGAGAGCCACATGCTATTCCCCGTCGCGGCCGCGCTATAGGTGGAGGCTAGGTCGCTATCATCCTGGGGGATCTGGCCCTCGGTTCCCATTAGGGCTTGGCGGGTCAGTTCCATCAGGATGTTCCCCTCGTCCAGGGTTGCCAGCGCACCCCCTGGCTCGTCGCCGTAGACCAGTAGCACGCTGCCCATGCGCTTGAGCAACGTGCGGATCGCCTTATGTTCCATCGTCCCGTCGTACACCATAAATTTTACGCGCGCCTCTTGGGTCTGCCCTGGCCGCCAGATGCGCCGCAGCGCTTGCCACAAACTGTAGGGCGACAATTCCGGCTCGTATACATAGATACTGGAAAAGGACACTAAATCCAAGCCCGTCTCGACTTTCCTGGGGTTTACGATCAGTGCGTCGAGGGTGGCGTCGTTTTTGCGTAACCAGCCCTCGCGCTTCTTCGCTTCCAGCGTGTCGGGTAGGATCTGCGCCCGAATCCCGCGTTCGCGTAACAACATCTCGATTCGTGGCTGGATATCCCGCGTGCCGGTTTGCCGGATGTAGATCAGGCAGCGCCGCCCGCTTTCGATGTCAGCGGCAACTTGGGTACACAGCGCCGCCTCTTTGGGGAGTAGCTCCGCGGTTTCCCGATTGATCAGCGCGGGCAGGGTCAACGGGGTTGTCGCTGCCTTGGGAAAGAAGGGTTGCGACAGTTCGCACCCTACCGGCGTCCAGTGAACTACCTCGCTGCGAAAAGCGCTATTGGGTCGCCCCAGCACAATCTGGGTACGCACGCCCAACATACGCATGGCGTTATCGCGCTCCTCCTGGTCGGTGTCCGGCCCGCGCCGCCCATAGATCTCCCGCATTTTGTCATCAGCCGCCGCGATCTGCTGCTCCATCGCAACGGGAGTCGGGATCACGACGAGTTCCTCTTGGTAGGTCGGCATAGGCAAGCCCAGATCGGGCACCCGCAGGAAGATGCAACATTCCAGCACATACCGATAGAGCGCCGGGGACGTACCAGGCAGTTCCCGCACGTAACTAGGCGTTTGCGAGCGCCCAGAGAACTTGCCGCTGGTCGTGGTGCTGGATCGGTAGACGCGCTCCAGTCGCCCAAATTGTGCCGACCAGCGCGCTTCGTCGTGGAAGGTAAAATCAGCGCGAACTTTCTTGCTATTCTTGTATAGTATCCAGAAGATGTCGCTGGCCTTGCCGCCCATCAGGGTGCCGGTCAAGTTGAGCGTATACCGTGTGGCATTGACCATGTGATGATAGGCCCGCGACTGGTCGCTGCTTTTCCCATTGTAATGATGACACTCATCCGCGATGAAGGTCTTAAAAAAGCCCTTCATCTTGTGCCGTGCGTAATCGGCTAGCGGCCAGCGGTGCAGACCGGTGAAGGTGAACATGGGAGAGCCACACTCTTTACAAAACAGTTTACTCTTTCCTGGCTTCTTCTCCGTGGGGGTGTAGCAGCGCGGGCAGCACTGCTCCCCTTTTCGGGTAACCAGCGCGTGCGCCCAGCCTGGCCCTAATTTTGCCATCTCTTTCGAGACAATGACAAACAACTTCTGCCCTGGCGTATACTGCGCTCTTGCCGCTTCCAGGGTCGTGATGCTATCGGCAATGATCGCGACCGCACCCGGCACAACCTGCTCAACTTCGCGCTGCCACTTCTCCACAAGATGAGCGGGGCACAGCACCCAAGCGGGCAGTGCCTTCTGGCCGATGTCCTGCAAGTAGGCAACCGTCGAGGGCGACATCACTGTTTTTCCGGTGCCTTGCTCCCCGATCAGAAACGCAAATCCATATTTTTGTAGCAGCCGCGCAGTCGCCAGCGCTACGTGTTTTTGCGAGTGCGATAAGCCCCCTGGGTGTCCTGGGTACTTCTTCGCTAACGCGTATTGGCTGATCTTTTCCCATTCGGCCCACGTTGCGCCCTCGTACAGCGGTCGACAACTATTCTGAACGAAGCCTGCTAAATCCTGGGCGTGATCGGCTAGGTAGGCGGCCAGTGCGTTCTCATCGTTTATGATCTGGGTAACACCTGTTTTTAGGTTGAGCGTGATCACCGCGGGGATAATCCGCTCGGTCTCGATCTCGGCGTCTTCGCTCGTCTCGGCCACGACCTCACCCTGGGCGTTGCGCCACTCGGTCACGCGGCTCGTGTGCCCGCGGACAATGTCATCCCCGATCTGTGTAACCCCGATCTGCCCGCTTGCCATAACCCCGGCAATGTGTCCGGTCTTAAGCGGGGCTGGGGGGGTGATCTGGTAGGACTTCTTCGGCTCTACCAGATCACGCCATTCAAATGTAGTGTGTACGCCACTTTGGGTATACAGGTCAATCGCCTGTTCGGGGTGGATAGCGTCCTGCCGAAAAACGACCTTTTCGCGCGGGTCGCCCTTAGCGTAGACCCGCAACCACTGTGTCAGATTGCTAGGGGTCTCTTCATCCAAATAGGAGATCGCCTTGCGCTTGCGGCCTAGCAGCGCGGCCCGTTCGGTGGCGGCCTCGGCGTCGTCGCCCAGCGCATCCAGCCAGACCGTGTCTTGCGCGCTCTTGAACAGATCGTAGGCGTGTTCCCAGTTACTACTCTCGGTCTTGCTGCGTTTGGCGAAGACAACGACCTGGCGAAACTGGGCATACTCTACCTGGGGGATCTTATAGGCCGACACCTGGTAGTAATGGCGACACAGGTATTCCGCCACGTCCCGCGTCAAAGACGCTATAGGGATCACGTAGATCAGCAACCCGTCTGGGGCCAGCAGGGGCGTGATCCGTTGCAAAAATCGATATTCGTGCCGCTCACTCTTGTTTTTGCTATCGACATCGGTCGTGTCGAAGTCGTAGGGTGGATTGAGCAGCGCGACCTGAAACGCGTGGGGCGTGATCCGCGTACAGAACAGATCCGCCGAAATGACATGATCCAACGCGGTGGCGGCCTGCTCCGCGCGGCGCTCCTGCGCCTCTACCCCGTAAGTCAGCGTGCGCGCGCCCTGGGCCGCCAGTGCATCAGCCAACCGCTTAAGCGCCACCCCCTCCCCGGCGCAAGGGTCAAGTAACCGGATCAGATTCCCTTTCCCCGCGTTTATATAATCAGCAAAAGTGGCCTCGGTTGCGGGGGGCGTGGGATAATACCCCATCTTCTCTACTGCTTCGATGCGCATACGTTACTCCTTAATTCACGAAAGTTCACCGCTTTTGATGCCATCCTCGATCAGTGTGTCCCAGTTCAGATCGGGGCGCACCAAATAGGCCAGACAGTCGCCGTGGCTAGCGAGCGTCGTAATGGCATTCTTGTTGGTATAGGAGCCGAGCGTCTTGGCGTACAACCACTCGCCCCACTCCGGTTTGCACACCGCCCGGCTGTGAGCGTTGACGTGGGCCGCCAAGCGCGGGCCAACGATAGGCTGGCGCAACGCATCGTCATAGGGAAACGTCACTCCTGGCTTGGTGATCAGGATAAGCTGCGGGGTCGGCACAACTATCGTACAATGGATGTATTTCGGCTCCCGGCTGATAATGCGCGTCATGCGCCGCGCCGGTTGATCCAGCACCATACCCGCTAGCGGATAGGTGTAATTCCACGTGGGGATCGTGATGTCCCCCTTGCGCTTAATGAGCGAGGCCCAGACACTAGTTACGTTAGCCGGTGTCCCTATCAGGCTAATGTAATAAATCTGCGGGCGATCCGATATTTTCTCATTCCACCCATAGTTCTTCCCCTCGCGCCAGGCCGCACCGGTCACCCAGCACTTTCCCTCTTTTGCGGATATTTCCACCAAATTAAAACCCATAACCACCTCCAAAAAACGTGATTTACTCTGGGTATTATTGTAACATAGTATAGCATAGGCTACAAACAATACACAGCGTAAAACTACAATATATGGAGATGAGTTTGCTTGCCGCAGGGGAGGTGCGGTAGAATGGGTGGACAAGGGCAACAAGAAAAGAGAGGAAACTTCGTGGACATACGCTTTAAAGTAACACCGGATGAATGGATCGAGGTCGAGGAATTGTTGACCATGTTCCATCCTGACAACAGCCAGGTCGCTAACGAGGAAGAGGATCTGGCGATTCAGGCGTCGATTCGTGATCAGGGCTTTGTGGCGGAGATGCTGGTTCTCAATCCGTGGAACCGCAAGTTGGTTTCGGGGCACCAGCGCACGCGTAACTGCCACGCGTTGGGATTCAGGGGCAAGTTGCCGGTCGTTTATCTCAACATGGAGAGCGAGGAAGAACACCGGCTGGCGATGCTGCGCTTCAACATGGCGAGGGGGCACCAAGACCCTGAGTTGCTGGTTGCCGAAATCAACTATCTTATTGAGAACAGCAAAACGCCGGAAGAGTTGGGCATCGCCTTAGCGCGTACGGAAGCGGAGATCCACGACCTGTTAGCCCTGGCTGCGCCGCCGCCCTCGCTGGCGGCTCTGGAGGAGGAGCACGGGCAACATAACACCAGCGACTTCTGGCCGGTCATCAAACTGCAAGTGCATCCTGAGACCTACGACCTCTATCAATCGCTGATGACCGACGCGCCGGGCAACGAGGAGAACGAGAAGTTTTTAGCGATCCTCCGCTGCGTTGACCTCTCCGCAGTCAACTGGGAGGAAGAGGATGGCGATGGGTGAGACTCTACCTGGCCGCAAACCGCGACGGGCAGACGCTGCAAATTGCGGCTGCCGCGCTGAGAGGAAACCCTAACGTGAAGCTCTACCTGGCCGATACAAACGCCACGCACCTCCATAACGGGTTCAAGGGCGCGCGTGCGCCTTTTCCTGTCCTGCTCTCCTACTTCTATTTTCGGGATCGCGACATGATCGCGGTGCTGGACAAAATTTTCGAGACCCATGTGGGGATCGACCTCTTTGCCGACAGCGGGGCTTTTTCTGCGCACTCGCTGGGCCAGCCGCTACGCGTCGAAGCCTACGCCGAATGGTTGAGCAAGTGGAAGCACTTGTTTACCGTTTACGCCAACCTGGATGTCAAAGGCGACGTCGACGCGGGCTTAAAAAATCAGCGCTATTTAGAGAGTCAGGGCTTGTCACCCCTGCCGGTTTTCCACGGCGGTGAGCCGCTCTCGGTGCTGGAAGACTTGATCCAAGAGTACCCCTACATTGCCTTGGGGGGCTTGGCCGGTGAGACGCGCAGCGGCAGCCGCGAAATGTGGGCCTTTGTCATCAAGTGCTTTAAGATGGCGAAGGGCCGCGCAGTCTTCCACGGCTTTGGCATGACGAACTGGAAGCTGATGAGTAGCCTGCCGTGGTATAGCTGCGATTCCTCATCCTGGGGACAGGGCTTTCGGTTTGGGGCGGTGCCGCTCTTTGTGCCGCTCTTGGGGAAGTTCGACAAGGTCAAGGTAGGCGACCACGCCAGCAGCAAGAAACACGCGCGCGTGATCCGCGCCTACGGCTTTGACCCACAGGATTTTCTAGACCGCACGCGCTATCACTCCCGGTTTGCCGCGGGCCTGTCGGCAGCCAGCTACTGCGCCGCCGCGCGCTATCTCACCAAACGCCACGGGGAAATCACGATTCCCAAAAGAGAGGCTAACCGATGACACCCCTTACCCATGTAATTGTCGGCGCTGTGTCTGCCCTTGCGCCGGATGCCGCCCTCTCCCTATTTTTCTGGCGCAACCAGTGGCTTCCTGAATCGCATCCATTGGTACGCCTGCACCGCTTTCTCCACAGTCCGACCGGCTTGTGGGTCGTGTGGTGCGTCGGCTATACCACCCACGTCGTGCTAGACTGGTTTAGCAAGCACAAGGAAAACCCGCATGAGAGATGACATACTCCTGTTCAGTGGCGGCCTCGATAGCTACATGCTCTGGCACCTACTAAAAAAACCCGCAACGGCCTATGTGATGATCGAAGCGCCCTACGAGTTAGCCGAACTCGCCGCGATTGATCGCCTGGAAAATCTGGATCGCGACCTCAATGTGCAGCGAATCTATGGGCCAGCCGTGGGCACCTACGAGGAACCGGACGGGCATATCCCCTACCGCAATCTGGTCTTTGCAACCACGGTCGCCGCGGCCTGCCTCCCCGGCACGATCTACCTGGGCGCGCTGGCGGGTGAAACGTCCCGCGATAAATCAGGGAAATTTCTTGCAAATACCTCCGCGCTGCTCACCTATACCGAGAAGCGACGGGTGCGCCTGACCGCGCCCTTCCGCCATCTCACCAAGACACAATTACTGCGGCGCTTCCTGGTTGACCACGAAGCGCTGATTCCCATTCTGCGCCAAACCCGCTCATGCTACCGGCCTACGCCGGGGGGCTTGGGGTGTGGCTGCTGTATGGCCTGTTTCCGGCGCTGGGTGGCTATGTACCATAATGGGATCGAGGAGTCTTACGTCAACCCCCCGTGGATCTGGGGGGAATTACAGTTTGTGACCGGCAACCTGCGTTACTTGTGGCAATCGCCCCTGACCGAGTGGTTTGGGATTGCGCGCAATAACTGGGAGGCCGCGTGGGCTATTAAGGCGAGCAAGGGAGAGGCACAAGCGTATGAGCAATCGTAATGTATCATTTCATGGCGTAGCGATGTCCTACCAGGACGGGCGCTTGGTCGGGGTCGGGCCGGGAGCCAAGCAGCCGATAGTGGACATGGCTTGGCAACTGCTAAACGAATGGGATCGGGTGCTGGTTGGCGGCGGTGGTCTGGGCTATACCGCCACGCGGATCGCGGCGATTGCCGCCTATACCCTGGTTTATGAGGCCAACCCGCTGTTAGCGGAGATCGTGCGGGCGGGGGTAACGGTCGAGGGCGGGGGTGAGTTCAAGGTGCGCGACGCAGCATTGGCGGAGCGGGACGGATTTACCACCTTAGCCATGTCAAGCGGTGCCGACTGGCAGCAAGCGCGGATCGCTGACCTCCCCGGCGTCAAGCCGCAGAAGGGCATAGCGCAAATGATGCAGGTAAGGTGTGATGACATCAACCGGATTATCAAGAAGCAAGAAATCAACGCTTTAGCGCTCGACGTGGAGGGTGCCGAACATGCTCTGATCCATGGCCTAAGCGACGCGGCGTGGGGCTGGCTCGACAAGATCCTGCTGGAGTTGCACACCATCAACCTAGCGGACGAGGGCGCTTCGGTGCGCCAGTGCTTGGCTGACCGGGGCTTTGTAGAGGTGAGATCGGACGTTTATTTTACGACGGCCTCCCTCACGGATCTGCGTCCGACCGCACAGATCCGTGGCCGCTATCTTGGCTACGTGCATCAACGCAGGCTGCTCCCGGCTAGCGCAATAGTTGAGTAACGGAGGGAATCCGCAGCTTCTTGGCACGCGGGTTCCCTTTCTTAAATTCCACAATGGCGTCTACATACGCCTGCGCCACTTGGCGCAACTTGTCCTGGGTGATCTGCCCGCGTAAAAACTGCACCCGCGCGATCTCTAAATCGGTTTTGGCGACCCATGCTTTTTCGTTCATCCTACCCTCCGATCTTGTTGCGTAGCGCGACCGTAATATCCATACCGTCCAGCGCGTTGCCCACACTGTCCCAGCCTACCGCGGGGGTACGTGCGAACAATTCGATCCGCCGCACGTCACCCAACAACATCTCCAGCCGTTGCCGCGCTTCGAGCGGCTTTTGGGAATGCGCACCGACCGGAGCCTCGATTAGCGATCTTACGCCCGCATTCACGCGCTTCGGCTTCCCCACGGTGGCAAACAAACAGCACTCCGCTCCCGCGCGCGTGTAGTTGCCCATGCCGAAGTGGTCTTTGCCATGCTTGGTTTTCTTGTGCCAGGTAAAGCCCTGCATCGTCTTGAACGAAAAGCCCCATGCCTTGACCACGTCCAGCGCTTCCTGTGGCATCGGTGGCACCCACCACATAGCCAGAAGGCATCCACGCGGATCAGCAAGCTCGGCAACGGGCATCTGCTTGATCTCATCAAGGGTCATCAACCCATATTTATACCCAGCCCCCCGCTGCCCCGCATGGCACTGATCGCGATACGTCCACGGCGGATCGCAGTAAATTAACTGATATTTCTCAAACACAACAGCACCCTCTTTTTGCTACAGCGGTGGATGACAATTCCCCGCTTCCCCACATAATGCTATACTGCATACATACGCGCAATCATTATAACATAGGTAATACTACAACACAAAGAATAGGGGTGAACATGACCATGTTTGAAGAGGGATCGCTGCTGGTAGCGAAGGCGGAAACCTACATCAGCAGTGAGATAGGGGGGGATCGGCTGTTGCCGGTCGCACCGGGGACGCTTGCATTGGTGCGCGCCGTGGAGGGGGGCTGGTATCGGATCTTCGGGGGCTGGGTCGCCAGCGAAGCGGATGGCGTTGCGTTGTGGGAAAGCGCGACTACCTATGAAGAGGCGATGCAGGTAGATCCGGCTTTTCTGGCTTGTATGGCCTATCCTTGTGCCTGGGAGATTCCGCGGCACATCTTCCCGCACATTGGTGGCGGCAGGCTGAGCGCCGCACAGCGCCATGTATCCCTCTATTTGATCTGGATACAGGCTGACGTGTCTAGGATCGACGTGCCGGTCTTACAGCGGTTGTACTTTTATGCGGTGCTGCGCTGGGGTCATACGATGGCCAACGTTTGGCTAAAAGACTCCTCCACGGTGCCAACCTACATCGCTACGCTATTGCACAATGCGCTGGGTGCGAACAAGGCACTGACCTACGTTGAGCAGATCGCCATCCTACTTAAGTGAGCTACAGGATAGGGAGATTGGCTTACTATTAGTTTTAGGAGAATGGCCGAAGAAATGGTAAAATAGGAGGTAGCAGCGCGTGCTGCTACCTCCTATTTTTGCACCGATGCACCCATCGACGCTACGCGTTTGAAAGGAAAGAGTCATGTCAAAAGTCAAGTTGTCGTTTGTGGCGCTCGTCGCGCTGCTGGGCCTTTTCTTGATGCCCGCCCCGGCGCAAGCGCAGGCCAACATTCAATACCGCTTCTATTTTTGGGTGGATTCCAACCACAACTATATTCAGGACACAAACGGGGTGGATCAGTGTCGCCAGAACCGCACCGTCGTGGTCACCGATCTAACGGCAAACCCAAACACCTCGTTTGAGGTCGAGTTCACCGGCGACATCGACGGCAACATTACGGCGCAGTGGCAGTGGAACGAGTGCAAGATCCTATCCACAGAGACGTTCTATCTGTACGCTAATCATAATTATCAAATCGAGTGGGTCGAAATGGAATATGACGACCTTACCTATTTTTCTGCCGGAACCAGCACCCTGCTGACCTACACGCAGGCATTTTACCTATGGTAAGGGGGCGCACCATGCGCAAAAATGCCGTGATCTATGGAGTAGCGGCGCTACTCCTTGTTCTCCTGTCGCTTCCCGTGTCTACCTATGCCAAGCCGCTGCTGTTCAATTGGCCCTGGACGCATGTGCGCCATTCGCTGTATACCGATGGCAACGGCAATAACATGTTCGATTTCAACGGGTCGGATTGGTGCGTACGGGCCAATAACGGCACGCTGGATTTCACGACGAGGATTTCACCAGACGGATCGCCGACGACCATCAGCATCGGCCTGGGCGACGATTTCCTAGTGGACACCTTTGGGGAATACTGGGACTGCTTGATGTACAGCCAGTCTTATGCGGTGGTCTTGTCTGGCGACCGCTACTGGATCATGAGCGGCTGCGGCGGGCCGACGAACGAAACGGTCTGGATCGGATACGATCCAGACCCTGGCAACGCACAAACGCCTAGTCACAAAGTGGTCTCCCTGGAACCGAACTGTTAGCGTAAACAAAAAGGACACTGTCAAAAGCAGTGTCCTTTTTGTTTACGCGCTACGCTGTTTTGCCTCTTCCATCAGTGCGTGAAACAGGCCAGGGATCAGCCGCTCTCTGGCGAGCGCTACAAAAGCCGCATGTAGCCTGTTTTTCGTTTTGATCGCTTCCCCTCTTTTTGATAACTCGCGTTGAATTGCTTGTAGCTGCCGACCGTGGATGCGCCGCGCCTTTTTCGCGGCGAGGAACCAGTCGGGATCGGCAGGGTTGCCTGTGGTGTGAAACGCGAGCTTTGCCTTATCTAGTTGCGTGGTAATAACATCTTGCTCGTTCGCCAGTTCGAGCAGCAGCGCGTGCAGCTCATCACGCGTCAGCGTTGTTAGGTCGATCTGTCGCCCTTTCCGAAAGATTGTGCCATCGCCCGCGGTGGGCTTAAAATGGGTCTCAGTCATCGTTTCTCTCCTTGTGTTTACCAGTCGGCTTCTGTCGGTGTAATCTTTACACCAGCGTCTAGTAGCAATAGGCGAAGTTTCTCAATACAGCCATCGCACAAGTCCTCTACCGCCCACCATTCATCGTGTCCACCTTCGGGAAAATTTTGCCCTTTGGCAAAGGATAGGGTGAACG